TCGGCCAGCGAGGGCTCGGCAGGGACCGTCAAGGCAGGAATGGCCAGGCTCTGTGCGCCAAGGCGGGGCCTGGCGAGGTTAGTCGAGGCGGCGCGTGGCAGGCAGGGCATGGGTGGGCTTGTTACGGCTGGGCTTGCGGCGGTGTGCAAGGGACCGGCGTGGCCGGGACGGGCAGGCCGGGCATGGCGCGGCGCGCGACGGCGGGGCGAGCTAACGCTAGGCACGGCGAGCCAGGCAGGGATCGGCGGGGCGAGGCCCGCGCGGCACTGGCCCGGCAGGATCGCCATGGCTTGCGATGGCCGGGCTCGGCGTGGGCTGGCGCGGCAGGACGGGCCGGGTGAGGCGAGGCGAGCTGGTGCGAGGCTTGGCGTGGCAGGCTTGGCTGGGCGAGGCGCGGCCAGCAGAGGTTCGCTATGGCGAGGCAGGCAGGGCTTGGCGATCGTTGGCTTGGCGCGGCCCGTGTTGGCAAGGCTCGGTGCGCATGGGCGTGTCCGGGCAGGCATGGTATGGGTCGGCGGGGCTTGGGTAGGCGAGGCTCGGCAAGCTACGGCAGGCGGGGAGCGGCGGGCCAAGGGTCGGCGGGGATGGGACGGGTCGGGTCGGTCCAGGCTTGGGGTGGCACGCCAGGACGGGCGCGGCAGGCAGGGCTCGGGTGGGTTAGTCGTGGTGCGCCATGGCGAGGTGCGCCGGGGCGGGGACTGGCAGGCGGGGAGTGCCAAGGCGGGGGTCGGCATGGATGGGTCCGCAGGGGCTCGGCCCGGTATGCAAGGGCAGGGCAGGCTGGGCACGGCGTGCGCGGGCGAGGCTCGGCAAGGCCCGGCCCGCCAGGGCAGGATCGGCTAGGCCCGCTTTCGCAGGGCGCGGAGTGGCAAGGCAGGCCAGGGCAGGCGTGCGAAGGCATGGCGAGCCGTGGTAAGGGCGGCCGAGGCATGGCAGGCGAGGCGCGGAAGGCACTGGCGGGCGTTGGCTCGGCGGCGGCTCGGCGGGGCTAGGTTTGGCAGGCAAGGCGGGGCACGCCAGCGCGTGGCTTGGCCGGTCCTGGCTGGGACAGGCTCGGCAAGGCAGGCAAGGCATGGCCCGCGGGGGAGCGGCGTGGCGAGGATAGCTAAGGCATGGCCAGGCGGGGCAGGCGCGACTCGGCAGGGCTAGGGTAGGCACGGCTCGGGACGGCAGGGCTCGGCGTGCCAGGATTGGCTCGGCGGGCTAAGGCAAGCAGCGCATCGGCAGGTCGGCCTGGCTAGGTGGGCTTAGGCGTGGACAGGACTGGCAGGGACTGGCCGGGCAGGATTGGCTTGGCTCGGCACCGCACGGCAGGGTTAGGCTCGGCAGGGCTCGGCATGGCAGGCAAGGCAGGGCTCGGCCCGGGTGGGCAAGTCTCGGCTTGGCACGGCGCGGCATGGCCCGCCAGGCTTGGTTTGGCTGGCCACGGCAAGGCCCGCTGAGGCGGGGCGAGGCAGGCGGGCAATGGCCCGGCGCGGCTTGGCGAGCCATGCCATGGCAAGGCCCGGCAGGCGTGGCGGGGCTAGGCAGACATTGGCCCGCTCTGGCGGGGCTGGGCAGGACTGGCGCGGGGTGCTGAGGCGAGGCTCGGTTTGCGATGCCATGGCAAGGCAAGCCAGGCAAGGCGCGGCAGGGCAGTCGTGGCCAGGGCGGGCGAGGACTGCCAAGGACCGGTAAGCCAAGCAGTGGCGTGGCCGGGCAGCCATGGCAGGGATGGCCGTGGCTTGGCCCGGGTCGCACCGGCCGGGCATGGCCCGCCAGGATTGGCGTGGCAAGTCATGCGATGGCAAGGCAAGGCTAGGCAGGCAGGGCAGGCACCGGAAGGGCAGCTCTGGGCAGGCTGAGGCGAGTCTGGGCAGGGCAGGCATGGCCCGGTGTGCCGTGGCAGGCTCCGGCGCGCTCTGGCAGGGCAGGCGGGGCGTGGCCCGGGTCGGCTTGGCTCGGCAGCGCTTGGCGCGCGATGGCCAGGCAGGGCGGGGCTCGGCAGGTGAGGCATGGCGAGCGTCGGCTTGGCGGGCTGCGGGTAGGCGAGGCAGGCTCGGCAGGTCATGGCACCGCTGGGACAGCCATGGCGTGGCACGCCAGGAGCGGCCAGGCTAGGGCTGTCCGGGCCAGGCGAGGCGTGCCGCGGCGCGAGTTGGCATGGCGAGGCAGGACCGGCAGGGCAGGCGATGGACCGGCCCGGCGTGGCTCGGCACGCCAGGATTGGCGGGGCAAGGCAGGCTGTGGGTTGGCGCGGGACGGCGTGGCTCGGCACGGCAGGCTAGCCTGGGCGTGGGGGCCTGGGTCCGGCATGGCTAGGCAGGCGTGGCGAGGCGGGGCGGCCTGTGGCTGGGCGCGGGGAGGCAAGTCCCGGCTCGGCAGCCAGGGAGCTGCAGGGCGAGTCAGGGCTGGGCTTGGCCAGGCAGGCGAGGCTGGTCACGGCATGGCCAGGCGCGCACCGGCATGGCCAGGCGAGCTGTGGCAGGCTCGGCGTGGCTTGGCCCGGCCCGCACCGTCGTGGCGGGGCAAGGTCAGGCAGGGCACGGCTCGGCAGGCGTGGGTTGGCTAGCAGTGGCGCGGCTAGGACGGCCATGGTGTGGCTCGGCCAGGCAGGCACGGCGAGCTGCGGCCTGGCGGGGCAGGCACCGGCAAGGCCCGGTAAGGCAGGACGGGCGCGGCTAGCCGTGGCTCGGCTCGGCATGCCAGGACAGGCTAGGGTTGGCCGGTCACGGCACGGCGCGGCTAGGCAGGGCAGGCTGGGCATGGCAGGGCGTTGCTGGTCATGGCTCGGCAAGGCCCGGCAGGCATGGCGGGACCGGGACAGGATGGCCGGGGCTAGGCGAGGGCAGGCAGGATCGGCATGGCGTGGCCGTGGCACGGCTGGGCATCGCTGGCCAGGGCTCGGCAGGACGGACAGGGCTAGGTGCGCGAGGGCTCGGCAGGGCTCGGGTAGGCATGGCATGGCAGGCGGGGCTAGGTGCGTCGGGGCCTGGGCGGGACCGGTTTGGCGGGGCAGGCGCGGCTTGTCGTGGCTCTCGGTTACCATCGGCGTCAGACGTGGCAGGCGGGGAGGGGCAAGGCGAGGCCAGGACCGCAGCGGATTGGTTTGGCTCGGCCCGGCATGGCTGGGGATGGCATGGCAGGCATGGATGATGGAGCAGGCAATTTAGGGAGACGGGAAATGACAGCAGTGCTGCCGAGGGGCGGCGTGCTCGACAGCGTAGGACTGCACCGGGTATCAGACATGCAGACGCTGGGCGAGTTCTGGCGCTGGCTGGGCGAGCGGCATGACGGCATGGTCTGCTGCGACACCGAGAGCAGCGGCTTGTCGCCTTACAAAGACCGGCTGCGCATGATCCAGCTTGGTGACAAGCGGCATGGCTGGGCATTCGGCCCGCAGTGGTTCGGCCCCGCGCTCGAAGCGCTGGATAAGTGGCCGGGGCGGCTGGGCATGTTCAACATGGACTATGACCAGCGGGTGATCCATCACCAGGGCGGGCTGCAGCTGGACTTCTCCCGGCTCGATGACGCCCAGCTGATCAGCCACCTGGTCGATAGCGCGGCCCCGCTCGACCTGAAAACGCGGGCGAGCCGGGATGTTGACCCGACCGCCGCGGCGTGGGAGCGCGAGCTGAAAGAGGCCATGAAGGCCCAGAAATGGACTTGGGCCACGGTGCCGGACAGCCTGCCCGAATACTGGCGCTATGGCGCAGCCGACCCGGTGCTGACCAGCTGGCTGATTGACAAGCACTGGGGTGAGGCCAGGCAGTACATCAACGTCTACGACATGGAATTGCGGTACGCCGCGATATGCGCGTCGATGATGAATGCGGGCATGCGCATCGACCGGCCCTATATCCACGAGTGGATTGACAAGATCACCGCATTCACCGAGCGCGCCATGTTCTGGCTGCGCGGCGAGTGGGGCATCAATTCGGTCGATTCCAATGAGCAGGTCGGCCGGGCTCTTGAAGCGGCCGGGGTCCCAATCCTCTACCGCACCGGCACGGGCATGCCGCAGGTGTCTAAGGACGTGCTGCTGGAATACCAGGCGCACTACCCGCATGCCGCGCCATTGCTGGCTGCCATCCGCGATGCCAAAAAGGGCCAGGGCATTGTCGGCAAGTACCTGGAGAAGTTCCTGCGGATGGCCGGGGCCGACGATGTGATCCACTACTCGATCCACACCATCGGCGCGCAGCGCACCAGCCGCAGCTCGGTCACCGATCCCCCGATGCACCAGTTCGACCGGATCGTGGAAGCGGTCCGCGGCAGCTACGTGCCCGGCGAGGATGAGGCGCTGATCACCATCGACGCCGACCAGATCGAAATGCGGCTGGCCGCGCACATCAGCGGGGACGCGCAGCTGATAGCCGATTTCGCCATGTGCGATGCCACCGGGCGGTCATTCTTCGTCAACCTGGCCAGCGAGATCTACCGCGAAGAGGTGGCCAAGTCCGACCCGCGCTACCCGACCACCAAGAACACGGCCTATGCCACGGTCTATGGCTCCGGCATGGAGACAGCCGCGGTCACCGCGGGCGTGTCGGTCGAGCAGCTGGAGCCGATCTACCGCGGGTTCAAGCAGCGCTACCACACCCTGGCCATGCGCTCGAACAAGCTGGTGAAGAAGATCAAGTACGGCAAGGGCAGGCCCGCGGTCTACTCGCTGATGGGCAGGCGGCTGTTCGTGGACCGGGGCCGGGAGTACGCCGGGATTGACTACGAGATCCAATCCAGCGCCGCGGAGAACCTCAAACGCGGGGCCATCGCCTGCGATGCGGCCGGGATCGGTGAGTTCCTCCGGCTGCCGGTGCATGACGAGCTGCTGCTGGCCTGCCCGAAGCACCTGGCACGCGACGTGCTGCACGCCGCCCAGGAGGTGCTGACTGACCGGTCAAACTACCGGCTGCCGCTCACCTGGTCCGGCGAGATCCTGCCCGGGAGGTGGGTCAAGACATGATGCCCCCATGCGTGCTGGCCATCGACAGCGGTGGCATGACCGGGCTGGCCTGCTGCTGGGAGCAGGGCCGGGCGTTCTACGCGGATGAGTACGAGTTCCTCGAAGCCGGTGATCATGTCGAGCACCTCTGCCAGCAGTGGGGACCGGCACTGCTGATGATCTTGGAGAAGTACCGGATCGACCGCCGCAGGCCGCAGACGCACGCGCACCTCGCGCTGGAAATGAGCGGAGTGGCCCGGCGCGCGGCGCTGAAGAACGGGTGCCAGCTGCTCGAACCGGGACCGCGCGAGCGGCTCACCGCCACGCCTGAGGTGCTGAAAGCCCTCGGCTGGTGGGTGCCGGGCAAGGACGACGCGCAAGCGGCAGCACAGCACCTGGCGGCCCATCTGATCCGGTCGGGCAACCTGCCCCCGGCCGGTGTGGCCGTTCTGTCGGAACCAACAGGTACCCTCTAGGCAGGACAGGGCGAAGGCGAAGGCAATGACTAGCAAGACGCACAGGCAGCGCAACTACCTCCACGGGCTGGACGATGCGGTCGTGCTCTGCAAGGGGCGCAAGCGGCACAAGTGGCCGTCCCTGATCCCGGGCAAGGCGGTGCCCAAGACGGTGGACATCTTCCGCGAGGGCGATGGCACGTTCACCGTGGTCGAGCACTGCGAGACGGGCTGCGGCCGGTGGGCCAGGCGGTGGGCGAACAACCGCGGCATCATCGACTACAGCATCCGGCCGCAGTACGGCGGCGGGCCTGGCGGCGACGAGGCGCGGTTCCTGGCACCCCCGGGGATGGGCATCGAGCCGGGCTGGTACACCGACGAGCTGGCCAAGCGGCAGGCCATGCTGGTGACATCCGGTGCGCGCCCGCGGCACGCCGAAGCCCCCGTAGTCGAGTTCAAGGCGGCGAAAGAAGGTGCGTGATGGCGTGGGCGTCGATTGAGCCGGGCACCGATCCCCCGGTGCTGGCGATCGGGTGCAGCCCGCCCGAGTACGGGCTGTGCAAGCAGCTCGCCGGGTGCAAGCACACCCCGGGGGATCAGATCTGGCGGATGCCGCTGACCTGGCCGGGATATGCGATGATGCGCGGCGTCTGGGCGCAGCAGGGCATCGAGATCTGGCCCTCGCTCGCGGAGTGGGCCGAGGCCGAGTGGCACAAGGTGCAGCGACAGCTGGACGCCCGGATCGCCCCGGACGCCACCGATGGCGACCTGCGCGGCTGGCTGATCGACAAGGACGCCCGCATGCCCGCCCCGCCACCCGGGCAGCCACAGTATGAGCTGACCGGCTGGCAGCGCGGCGGGGTGCAGTGGCTGCTGGACTACCGGCGAGCCATCCTGGGTGACGAGCGCGGCAATGGCAAGACCCCGCCGCTGATCCGGGCATTGCAGTGGCTGCACGAGGCGGAAGAGGGCTTCCCCGCCCTGGTGATCTGCCCGGACGCCGCGCCGCTGGCCTGGCAGCGCAAGCTGAAGCTGTGGGCTCCCGAGCTGCGGACCCAGGTGATCATGCACGCGGCGGGCGCGCGGCGCAAGGCCATCGAGCAGCTGCGGCTGGGCGAGGCGGACGTCGGGATCATCGCCTGGCCGAACCTGCGGCTGCACACCAGGCTGGCCGGGTACCCGGGCGAGGCGTTCGTCCGGTGCAACGACCACGGCGGCTCGACCGGCAAGAGCCCGGCCGCGTGCGAGGAATGCGCCAAGGAGTTCAACTTTCCCGAGGAAGGCCGCCCGCGCGAGCGGGAGAGCACCTGGCTGCGCACGGTGATCGCGGACGAGGTTCACCGGATGTCTGTGCCCAACACCAAGCTGACCCGGGCGCTGTGGTGGCTGGCCCATCACAGCGAGAACCTGTTCGCTGCGACCGGCACGCTCACCGTCAACAGCGTGGCTGACCTGTGGGCGGTGGCGCATGCGATCAGCCCGCGGGCCTGGCCGGTGCGGTCCAAGTACCTCGACTTCTATGCGCTGCAGGACTTCGCCTACGCGGGCAAGGGCCGGGTGGTGCTCGACCTGCGACCAGACACCCGCTCGACGTTCGAGGTCACCATGTGGCCGCTGTTCCGGCGCATCCCCAAGGAGATCGCCCGCGCCGGTCAGCCGGTGCTGCTGGAGCCGGAGTTCCGCTACCCGCTGCTGACCCCGCGCCAGCAGCGCGCCTACGACTCGATCACCAAGATCGGGATCGCCCAGCTGGACGACTACGGCGTGGACACCCTGGTGCCCGAGGCGGGCATCGTGGCCTTCACCCGGCAGTGCCAGCTGGCCGGGTCGATGCTCGCGGTCGAGGATGGCGAAGATCCCTCCGGGTTTACCGCCGAGCACGTGCGCCGGGTGCTGCCCTCCAACAAGGTAGACGACCTGCTGGAGTTCCTCGGTGACAACCCGGGGCAGTGGATCGTGGCAGCCAACAGCCCGCCGCTGATCGAGCTGGCCGAGGGCAAGCTGGACGCCGAGAAGATCAGCCACGTCAAGATCGTCGGGGGCATGCCGACCACGGCCAAGGACGCCTCGGCGCTGGCGTTCCAGTCCGGCCAGGCCCGGGTGATCTTCATCAGCAGGGCGGGCGGGGAGTCGATCGACCTGCAGGCGGCCGAGGGCATCTACTGGATGGAGCCGGACCCGATCTTCGTGGCGCGCGAGCAGATGACCGGCCGCGCAGACCGGTTCGGGCAGACCCACAACGTGCGGCAGGTCCACGTGATCAGCCCCGGCACGGTGGATGTCCGGCTGTACCAGCTCGGGCTCACCAAGGAGGCCCGGCACGAGAGCGTCGTCAAGGACGCGAAGCTGCTGCGCTGGTGCATGTCAGTGCAGCCCGGAGAGATCGCCGGAGAAGGAGAAGGCAATGTCAGCATCCCTGCCTGAGGGAGCCATCGGGCTCTCCAACACCGAGCTGCAGCAGTGGAAACGCTGCCCCAGGCGGTGGTTCGTGGAGCACTTCCTGTGCTTCCTGCCCGCCGATGAAGCGCCGCACGGCAACCGGCAGCTCGGCATCCGGGTGCATACCGCGCTCGAAGGCCACTACGGCTACGGCCTGGACCCGGGCCTGGTGCTCGACCTGCTGTACCGGGCCGAGATCACCGAGCACCCGGAGTTCGAGAAGGAGCTGCGCAGCGACTGGGAGCTGGCGAAGATCATGGTCGCTGGCTACCTGGACGAGGTGCGCGATAAGAGCCTGGACGCCACGCTGAAGGTGGTGCTCACCGAGGCCGACGTCGCGGTGCCGCTGCCCGGCTTCGAGGGCGTGTACCTGCGCGGCAAGCTCGATCAGGTCACCTGGGACACCGAGACGGGCTGGTTCAGCTTCCTCGACCACAAGACCGCGGACAGCTTCGAGCGCCACGAGGTGATCGAAATGGACCCGCAGATGAAAACGTATGCGCTGATCCAGTGGCTAATCAACTACGGCATCCCGGTGCCCGGGGAGCTGCCGCAGCTGGAGTCGAACCGGCCGCTGGTCAACGGGGGCATCGTCAACACGCTGCGCCGGGTCAAACGGACCAAGCAGTCCAAGCCGCCCTACTATGACCGGCACCCGTTCCGGTACACCGCCGAGCAGCTGGCCAGCCACCTGCTCAGCACCCAGCAGGTAGCCAGCGAGATCCTGAGCGCACGGCAGCAGCTGAGCGCGGCATACCAGCAGGGCGGGACCATCGAGGCAATCAACTACTGGCAGCGGCGGATCTGCCGCCCGGTGCCGATCTTGCACGATTGCCGGTGGTCCTGCCCCCTGGTGGGCGGGCTGTGCCCCATGATGGATGACGGCTCGGCATGGGCGGCAGCCCTGGAGGATGGCGACCGGTTTGTCCGAGCCGACCCATACGCTCGGTACACGAGGGGCGGCCTGGATGCGGTCCAGGCACAGCTCGGAAGGGCAGGCCAGTGATGGCGATTGTCACCGATGGCGAGCGGTCGCTGCGGCTCAGCGGCGCGGTCGAGGTGTTCGAGGACGAGGATGGCGTGTTCCTGACCACCCACGACGAGGACATCAAGATCATCGTGGAGCTGGACGGCGCGGCCCGCCGCCACGTCCGGCAGGCGCTGCGCCACTACGGTCGCAAGCGCGACTAGGATGTAGGGACAGGCACCGACAGGGAGCAGGCATGACAGTTCAGCCTTACCAGCAGCCGCAGCAAGCCGTCCAGGCTGTGAACGGCCAGTGGCATCAGCAGCCAGCGGGCAGGCGCATGCAGGGCATCTGCTGCTTGTTCCATGCGTTCGCCAAGCAGGGCAAGAGCTGCGTGGCGGACTCTGGCTGGCCGCCGCGGCTGACGATGGACCTGGAGGGCGGGGCGTTCTGGACGCCCTCGCGCAAGGTCTACTGGGAACCGGCCCGGGAGACGTGCCCTGCCTGGCCGTGTGATCCACGCGCGGTCACCCCGGGCAACCCGGAGGGCTACTGGGACACCTGCATCGTGATCACGCGGACCTACGGCGACCTGAAGGCGATGCGCTACTTCCTAGAGCGCGGGCAGCATCCCTTCAACAGCGTCACGCTCGACAGCGTGAGCGAAATGCAGCAGCGGTTCACCGACGAGCTGGCTGCTGACAAGAAAATGGAGCGCGATCACTGGTATGCGATGCTGCGCTGGGTCAACCAGACCCTGCGCGGCTACCGCGACCTGATCACGCACCCGGTCAAGCCAGTGTGGTCGGTGTCGCTGGTCTGCGGCACGCACTGGGATGACCGGGCCAAGAAATGGCGTCCGCTGCTGCAGGGCCAGAGCAAGGATTACGTGCCGTACTACCCTGACATCCTGGCCTGGATCGAGGCGCAGCCTGACGGGCGGCGCGACATGATCATCGGCCCGCACCCGAGCATCGAGACGGGCGAGCGCGTCGGCGGGCGGCTGCCGGGCGCGCTCACGATCGCATATCCCGGGTGGCCAGGGTGGACACTCGCGGATATGGTCCGGCAAGTCCTCAGTTAGGAGAAGGAGAAGGACAATGGGACAGCCTTATCAGAACCCCTACCCGCAGGGGCCACAGGGCCAGCCTGGCTACGGTCAGCAGCAGCCCTACGGCGGGCAGCCCGGCTACGGCCAGGCAGGCCCGCCTGCGCAGCAGTACGGGCAGCAGCCCGGCTACGGCGGGCAGCCAGGCTACGGGGCACCGCAGCAGCAGTACGGAGCGCCGCAGTACGGCGCATCGCCCGGCACGGGCAGCCCTGCCGAGTGGGACGCCTACTACAACATGGGCGACCCGACCGGGGTCAACTACCAGGAGGGCACCTACCCCGGGCACGCGATCGAGTCGGTCTGGGGGCCGAGCAACGACGGCACGAAGATGGGCTGGACGATCACCTTCGTGTTCGACGGCGGCCCGCACGCCGGGTCCAAGATCACCACGCCGCGGGTGATCAGCCCGTACAAGAACGACCAGACCGAGAACAAGGCCGGGATGGGCATCTTGTTCGGGGAGCTGCACGCGATGGGCATCCCGGTGGGCGAGAAGTTCTCCGGCGTGCCGCAGCAGGTGCCCTACTGGCACCAGGGCATCACCCAGGAGCAGGTGGCCCAGATGATGCTGAACAAGCCGGTCATGCTGCGGGTCAAGAACGACGACTACGGCAGCAAGGTCAAGCGCATCCTGGCCGCGCAGGGCGCGCAGGCTGCGCAGGCTGGCCCGGCCGCGGGCGGGTATGCGCCAGCTCCCGGCCCCGGTCCACAGCCCGGTCCACAGGCTGTGGGCGGCCCGCAGCAGGGCTACGGCCCCGGCCCCGGCCCGCAGCAGGCCCCGCCGCAGGGCGGCCCGCCGCAGGGCGGCTATGCGCCGCAGCCGGGCACCTACAACCAGGCCAGCCCCGGCCCCGGTGGCATCGGGCAGTTCGCCCCGCCGCCCGGGGCGCAGGGCCAGCAGGCCCCGCCCCCGCAGGGCTACCCGCAGGGACCGGCCAACGGCATGCCGCCGCAGCAGGCCCCCGCGCAGGGACCGCCGCAGCAGGCTCCCGGGATGGGAGGCGCACCAGGGCAGCCGCCGTGGGGCAGCTGAGTTAGGCCCGGCCCGCAGCACCCGCTTCCGGGCCGGTACGGAGCCCCCGCCTCGATGGGTACAGGGCGGGGGCTTCGTGCTGCCGGGAATCTTTGAAGAAATACCTTGATCACTGTTGACAGAACGGATTCTGTCAACTATGCTCGTGAGCGTAAGCAAGTTTCCGACAGGGAGAAGGCAAGACATGTCAGCAGAATCGGCCGAGTGGCTGAACAACATGACGCTGCAGGGGTTCACCGACAAGCGCGGGACCGCCTGGCACTACCTGGAGTCGGCGCAGGGCGTCGAGCCCAACCACTACCCCGGCGCGATCCCGGTGGCCGACGTCAAGCGGCGGCTGTTCAGCTGGGAGCCTGCCGAGGGCAAGGTCAAGACGACCTACCGGGCGCATGGCCGGACCCTCACCGTGGCCGTCCCGACGCACAAGACCTGGGTCCACCCGGAGACGGGCGACGTCCTGGGCGTGGTCGGCAAGCGCGCCATCAGCCACGGGTACACCCAGTGGCTGCTCGACAACACCAGCACCATCCTCGATGACGGCGAAATGGGCATCGGCTCAGCTGGCCTGCTGAAGAAGGGCGCGGTCGCCTGGGTCCAGATCGAGCTGCCCGAGACGGTCGAAGGCCCCGGTGGCATTCAGCACCGGCCGCACTTCACCGCCACCACCGTGCTCGACGGCTCCATGAGCACCCGCTACCAGCGCGGCTCGACCCTCGTGGTCTGTGACAACACCTGGTCCGCGATGCTCGGGGAGCGGGACGCGCAAGTGATCAAGTACGCGCACCGCGCAGGCACCGACGTCAAGCCGCAGGATGTGCGGGACGCGCTCGGCATCCTGCAGGCCAGCTCGGATGCGGTCAACAAGGAGCTGGACGAGCTGCTCTGCACCCCGGTGTCCGAGAAGGAGTGGGAGAATTTCGTGGCCGCCCACCTCGGCAAGGAGCGCCCGTTCGAGGCTGGCCGCGGCCAGACCAACTGGGACAAGGCGCACGACGGCCTGACCGCCCTGTACAAGAACGACCCGCGGTGCGCGCCCTTCACCGGGACCGGCTTCGGCGTCATGCAGGCGATCAGCACCTTCAACCAGCACGAGCGGACCGTCAAGGGCATGAGCCGCCCGGAGCGGAACTTCATGAACCGCGTCAGCGGCGCGACCGACAAGGAGGACATGGCAACCCTGGACGTGCTCCGCAGCGTCCTGGTCGCCGCCTAAGGCCCGCGTGGTGGTGGGCAGGCAAGCGGGCCGGGGAACATCCCCCGGCCCGTTTGCTGTTGACAGAATCGGAAGGCACAATAGGCACAGGCAAGGAGAAGGAGAAGGATCATGAAGATCACGAACGAGACTTACGGCGACAAGGACACCTTCATCGGGGAGCTGGAGCGCGAGCGCGTCTCCCGGCTGGAGCGCGCCGAGGACACCCGGCTGAAGCTGACCCACCGGCAGCGGCAGCTGCTGAAGGGCCAGGCGGACGGCATCGCCTGGGCGATCCGGCAGGTCCGCCAGTGGCAGGTGACCCCGCACCCCGACCCGTTCCACGCGGCCGACCGCGTGCCCGAGGTGCTGGCTGCCGCGGAGCGGGCCGGGATCACGATGACGCCGCCGCCCCGCACGGGCACGGTGACCTACCTCGGTCAGGAGGACCAGTCATGAGGGGCGGGTACCAGGTGGTGGCCACCGCGCTCAACCTGGCATACAGCTGGCCGGACGGGCGCACGGTGGACCGCCGCCAGGTCGAAATGTGGTTCATCCGCGAGACGCTCAACAAGGACGGCGAGCCGCCCCCGCACGAGGTGGACACCGATGACGAGGCACCGCGCACCCAGCCGTTCTACATCTTCGAGACAGACCACTGGGTGGTCTGGGTGGCCCCCGGCGTGCCCGGGGAGCGCCGCCGCGGCTGGGTCATCCCGGTCCCGGTGGTGAGGCAGCCGTGAGCGCGCGAAAGCGGCAGCTGCCGCTTCAGCGCCGCAAGCGGGCCAAGCACGCGGGCACAGCAACCAAGCGGGTGAGCAAGTCCAAGGGACGCGCGGCCCGGCACCGGAGGCAGCCATGACCGCGGCAGACGATGGCACTCTCGACCTGCTGACCGCCCACGAGGCGCGGTTCATCACCGTGCTCGGCCGCAACACGGTCACGCCGCAGGCGCTGGCCGGGCAGCTCACCTGGACCTGGCAGATGGTCAGCAGGATGGCCGGGCAGCTGAAGCGCATCGGGCTGGTGTCGATCGAGAGCATGCCCAAGCAGACCCGCTACCAGCTGACCGCGGATGGCGAGCGGCTGCTCCCGCTGATCAGGGAGCGGACCACGGCCAGCGGCCGGTTCCTCACCGGGGAAGATCTGAACGGGCTGGCAGCCGAGGCCGAGCGCGGCTACTGCACCGACTGGGTGGCGGGCAGCCACCCGCACCGCTGCCTCATCCCGCTGCGCGCGGACGGCAGCTGCCCCAACGCCGAGTGGCACCTGGAGGACCAGGCCGAGGCTGAGCAGGGGTACCCCGGTGCCTGACGAGCTGCCCGAGCACCCGTCCTGCGACCCGGACGGCAAGCACTGCCTGGGCTGCTGTCCCGGCTGGACGACATGCCCGCAGCGGATGTGCCAGCCGCCGCGGCCTAACGGCCTGGATTCGGCATGGCGCGGCCAGGGAAGGCACCGCCCGTGGGATACCGGAGGGCCGGGGCCGCTGCGCCCACTGCAGCGGGTGGCAGTCACCGGGGAGGACGCCCCGGTCCGGGTGGTCTACCAGGGTCCGTCGATCGGCGGGCCGAACCGGTGAAACGTGACCGGGGGCTCCCGAGCGCTAGAGCGGGAACCCCCGGCAGCCGCCAGGTGCCTGGCGCTTTTCACGGTTGACCACGAGAGGCGCGGCCGGGCTGATGGCCCTGCCCCGCTTACGCGGTGCATCGACCAGGCTACGCTGTCAGTACAGCCTGGCCAAGCTAACAACCAACCAAGTACAGCGGACATGCTGTCAGAGATTCAGGCGACTCTCGGGAACGTAGTTTGCTGCCCCGGCCAGGCTGAGCCGCCCGGTCCCTCCTAGGCGTTTGGGGCCGGGCGGCGATTTGCCTTCTGAGCTGCGATAACGTAGACTGTTGACAGAAGGCACGGACAAGGAGAAGGCAGATGTTTCAGATAATCGCGGACGGGGCCTACTGGGAGGACGCGGACGGCCAGGACACCTGGACCGCGTTCGAGATCGACGCGCTGGCCGAGCTGGTGGAGAGCCAGGGCTACGACATCGAGATTGTGGCCGCGTGATAATGGGTGAAGGGGTACATCACCTGCCCGGACTGCAATCGTCCGGTGGTCGATGCGCTCTTCGAGGCGCACCAGCGGAAGCACAACGGGACAGACTGGATCAGCCAGCGGCGTCCGGTGTTCCGGCCACGGCCGGGCATGGGCAGCCGGGCGCGGGACAACCGCGAGGGCGAGGGCCGCGGCCAGCGCCGCTGGGCTCGGCCGCGGCAGGGTGTGACGCAGGTCATACCTGGAAAGGACCGCAACTGTTGACAGAATCCCAATTCACCGACTAAGCTGTAAGTACAACAGCATAGAGGACAGCGAGAGAGCCGGACCGTCAGAACGGCGGTACGGCACCCGATGAAAGGGTAAGCGCGCCGCACTGGGGAACCTTGCATCTTCGGATGGCTAACCCAGCCAGGGGCAGGCACTGCTGCGAGAGCCCGCAACGGCGGGGCGGTAATCGGGGGTTAACGTGCGGAACACGGGTCCGGCTCTCTCGCCTGAGGGGACCAGGGAAAACACCGGCCCACCTGCTGGCCGCGGGAGAACGCGAGCGCGGGGCAGGTTGCTAAGGAGCTAAGTCGCCGCCAGCCCGCAAGGGCTGATAGAGCCCCCGCCCAAGGGCAGGGGTGCGGTATCCCCTGGCCCCCTCACCGAGACGATCGAGCGGGCACCGCCCTTAGCTGGTGGCCGGTCACAGACGCCGGGCAGTCAGTGTGTACGCACGCAGCCAGCAGCTCGATCCTCTCGGCAGCTGCCTTCAGTTCGGGATCACTCCCGAAGCTAGGCCCCACTGGCCGTGAGGACTCACGGAGATTAAGAGGGCATACCGGCCACGGCTTGGCCGGGGGAGGGCTGCGGACGGCATAGCCGCCACCGGCATCGCGTTGCCCGGGGGGCTGGCCGCAGCCCGAACTGAGGGCAGCTGCCCCGGCGCTCGCTAGCCGGGCTCCGAACCGCCCGCGGCATGCGGGCAGGCGGGGCAACCTGACACTGGCACGCACCTCAGCGGGATAGCCAACCCCCGACGACCTCTGCACCGCCAGCCCGGTCCAGGGAGAGCGCACCACCGACAAGGCACAGGAGCAGGCAATGGAACGACGGATCAAGACCACCTACCGGTTCGAGCCGGAGCAGGACGCCGACAAGGGCGAGAACCTGCATACCTTCGCGCTGTACCGCATCCGCGAGCCGGAGAAGCTGCGCGCGGGCTCGTTCAGCTGGACGCCGGACGAGGACCACGAGCTGTACCCGGGCGAGCGCACCGAGATCGCCGTGATGACCCGCGAGGCGATGACGTCGATGCTCAACGATGGCGTCACCTGGCTGAGCTACATCCCCCGGAGTGCGAAATAGCAGCCCGGCCAGACTGTTGACAGAATGGATTCTGCCAAGTAGACTGGAGCCGTAAGACAGGGACAAGGCAAGGGAGACAGGCAGACATGATCGACCTGGAGCGGGACGAGCAGGGCGGCTACAACTACGACAGCTTCGGGCTGCCGGAGGACACCGAGACTGGCATCCGCTGCGGCAACCACCCGCGCGATCTGAGCTGGACGATCCGGCACGAGAGCGTGGCCGCGGTCCGGGCCTGCTACGCGGTGAGCGCACAGCTGCAGGCTGAGCAGCGCGCCGAGATCTACGCCGAGGCGGGCATGAGCTGGGTGGCCGGGGGCGGCAGCCCCGAGGACGCCCGGATCTACGCCAGCGTGATCGCCAGCGGCCGGAGCTGGGACGAGTACCTGACCGGCCAGCAGAACTAACACCCCAGCGGGGGGCTCCGGCCCCCCGCGTAAGACTTTTCAGGAGAAGGCAATGGCAGCACAGAGGACCATGACGGTCTGGCAGGGTAAGAGCGGCATGCTGCACCGCCGCCTGGACTGCTCGGGCGGCCCCGGCCGCTCGGGCCTGGCATCCGGGCGGATCGTCCCGGCGTATGTCACCCGGGCGCAGTACGATGCGGCCCCGGCCCGGTGCCGGTGCATCGAGCGCAGCGGCTGGGCGGCCGACATCACCCGCAGCCCGCGCGACCTGAGCTACGCGAGGGTCGGGCTGAATGCGGCCCGCGCCGCAGCCCGGAAGCGGGCGCAGTCATGACCGCCGTTGGCGGGCGCGACGTGGCACCGGCTGAGCTGGTCGATGAGGTGCGCGCCAAGCTGGACGCCCTGGCGATCCCGTGCCCGGACTGCGGCAAGCCGATGGTGTCGGCACGGATCTTCCAGGCACGCACCGGGGCGTTCCTCGGCGTGGTGTGCGTCTCGTGCGACAAGAGCTATCAGGTGGGGTCATGAACCGCGCCGAGCTGATCGCGCACCTGTGCGAGCAGCTGGAGCTGAACCGCTACCAGGCCACCACGATCGCCAAGTCGGCTAGGGACCAGGGCACGTACCGATTCCACGTCCTGCGGGCCACCTACCCCGGAGGTGCCCCCAACCCGATCATGGGCGATGCGCGCACCTGGGGCTTCGCCGCGGCAGACGAAAGCTACCGGGTCACCTGCGATCACGGCTCATTCACTGTTGACAGAATGCCCGCGGGGGCATTAGACTGGACGTGCAAGGCAGACAGGGCAAGGAGAAGGCAATGAGCAAGGATGGATGGACCCGGGCGAGCACCGGCAGCCACGTGACTGTTTACGGCGGCAGCCGCAGCGAGCACGGGCACGCCTACGCGATCGGCAAGACCCACACCGGCAACCGCTGGTGGCTAGAGACGTGGCTGGCCGACCAGCCCAAGAGCTTCACCAGCCTGGGGAACTACGCCACGCTGAAGCAGGCGAAGGCGTGGGCCGGGGCGGTCGAGCAGCTGCTCACCAACCTGCGGTGCGCCGCGGGCGTGACCGACTGGTACCAGGCGAGCAAGTTCGCCGGGCAGGCCGCGCGGGACGGGGAGACTGAGTTCTGCCTCGACCGGCGCGAGATCGGCACGGACCGGCTGCTGCAGGCGTGGCGCTACCGGATCACCCGCGGGCACGACACGGCCAGCTTCGATCTGGAGCTGGTGGCCTGCGAGGACAACCGGCCGGTCGATTGGGCGGACCGGAAGTTTGGTGAGCTGAGCCCGGACGAGAAGCGCCGGGCAGCCCGGCAGGCCGGGCAGCAGCTCTCGGCAGAGCTGACCGCGAACGCTGAGGCGATCGGCCGGATTATGGATGGAGAGCAGTCATGAGCGTCGAGGCCAAGGGCGAAGTGAGCCCCCAGGAGTTCATCCTGCTGGGCGCGATCCGCGAGGAAGGCGAGCACTGGACGGCTGCCGCGAGCCTGCGCAGGGCGCACGACAGCCTGGCCACGTGGGAGCTGGGCGACATCGACAGGACGGCCGGGCTGCTGATCGAGCGGCGCTACGTGCAGTCCAAGACCAGCCGCGGGGCCACGCTGTACCGGCTGCGGGCCGAGGGCCTGGACTACCTGAAGGGCTACGGCTTCCTCAGCAAGCTGCCCAAGCCCGGCATGAACACCACCGAGGCGATTCACCAGCTCATCGAGCTGGCCGAGCACCAGGGCACCCGGAGCCTGGCCTTCCGCACGCAGGCTACAGAGCTGCTGCGGCGGCTGTGGGAGGCGGGCTATGAGTTCGGGAAGGAGCAGTCATGATCACCCGCTGGATCGGCAAGCACTGGCGCGGGCACTTCATCGCGGCCGGGGAGGCCACCTCCCCGTTCGCCCGGCGCTACCACCGCGCCATGCAGTGGCTGTGGGGGCTGGGGCTGTGAGGCACGCCTACGTCCCGATCGAGGGCTACCACCGGATCTGCCAGCTGGACGCGCGCCGCTGGCAGGTCCGGCAGGCGTGCGCGGAGTGCAAGGCCAAGGCGATCACCGCGGGCACGGGCGATCCGGATGACCTGGAGTCCATCCGCGCGCAAATCATCGGCGGCCGGACGCTGCGGTAAACCGGTTGAGAATGTCGGCGGTGTCTGCTACACTGTTGACAGAAGGCAAGCAAGGGCAAGGAGAAGGCAATGGACAAGAGCCCGTATGTGGCCGACCCGGCCAACCCGACCGACGCGGAGCTGGCCGCTGCGATCCAGCGCGGCCTGGCCGATGGCACCCTGATCGACGCCGCCGATTTCCTGGCGGGCGTGCGCGAGGGCGCGGCCCCGTGCGAGGGGCACAGCACCTGGGCCGAGCACGAGGCGTTCATCGACCGGCTGACGGTCGGCATCACCGACGCCTCGCTGCAGGTCCACCCGGACGACACCGAGGCGGCCATCCAGTGCGCCATCGCCGCGGCCGAGCTGCTCATGCCCCACGTGATCGCGCGGGTGTGCTACCCGCGGGTGACCGCGGTGTATGAGGGCACGCTGGCGAGCGCGGAGAACATGAGCCCGGCAGGCGTCGAGGCCCGGATCGCGGGCGTGCGCACGCCGCTGAAGGCGAGGCGGTAACCATGGCGCTGATGCCGCACAACCACTACCGGGCGGCCGAGGGGCTGCTGGAGAAGGTCCGCACGCACGAGCACAACAGCTACTGCGAGCTGGATGGCCACTACAGCGACGATGTGCATTACGTCTGCACCCGGAACATGCTGCTGGCCGCCCAGGTCCACGCGACCCTGGCCACGGTGGACCCGATGACAGCCTCACGGGCTGAGTCCGCGGACGCGAAGAAGCAGGAGAGGGCATAGCCATGAAGTACATGAACGAGCACGACATCGAGCGGGCCGAAATGCTGTTCCGGTCCGGCCCGCCGTCCGAGCATCACCCGGTGCTCGGCCCCGCGGTGCTGACGCTGCGGTCGCTGATGGCCGGGGCGAACGGCTGCAGCGACGGCTGGGCCTCCTGGCCCAAGCCCGCCCGCGCGGCCCGCCAGCTCATGGAGCTGCTGGAGCCCACCGGGTCCATGCTGATCAATGACCGCATCCGGCCGGACGCCACGCCAGCCAGGCTGCAGGCGGCCTACACCCAGCTGAAGCGGTTCCGCACGCAGCACCCGGCCTGCAAGTTCCGCATCTACCCGGCCGAGGGCGTGACGAACGCCGACCCCCGGGCATCCGAGCTGCCGCAGTCGAGGTTCACGGTTGAGATCGTGATCACTACGGCAGGGACGCTGAAGCACCTGCGGGTGCTGGACGGGACACTGCCCGAGGGCACGTTCCGCGGAGTGGTGGAGGTGGCCGACGATGATGACCGGTGAGCTGCTCACGCTGGAGCAGGCGATGGCTGCCGCGGACAACGTGAACGCCATTGCCGACGAGATCGGCGTCCGGATCGAGAAGTGGCCGGGCCGGTGCCACGAGGTGTCGCTGGCCATCCTGCGGACCGGCCGGTTCGGCCGCGGGCGAATGTGCCGGGGCACCGCGCCCGGGATCACCAGCCAGCACAGCTGGTTCGTGCTCGGGGACGACTGCTACGCCGAGGATGCGATCGTGGTGGACCCGACGATCGTGCCCGCCACGCTCGGGGAGCCCTACATCGTGGTGCGCCGCGGGCTGGAAGGCCACAAGCCGCACGGCTCGGGCTCGATCTGGACGTGGGGCCAGCCGACCACCGGGGGCGGCCCTGATGTTGAGCTGAACCCAGCGGTGAAGGCTGAGCTGGGTCCAGCCGCGAAGGCATTCCTGCGCATGATTGAGCCGCTGGACGCCTCCGGCTGGGCGGTGCTGGCGCACGCGCCGGTCGGGGGCTGGCCCGCGGGCGAGATCTTCACCGCGATGGACGCCTCCGGCATGGGCGGGCTGATCCCGATCGACGTCCGCGGCATGATCACGGACCTGAACCCGTCCGGGCTGTACTGGTGAGCGGCAAGCTGCTGGCCGACGCCAGCATGGACGACCTGCTGCAGGCCCTGCGCCGCCTGGACTGGCAGAACGAGCTGCGCCAGATGGGCCGGTCCCACTGGGCCGAGGCCCGGCACGTGGTCCGGTACGCCTACGAGGATCTGCATGCCCTGCATACGCACCTGGAGATCGTCTCGCCCGGCTGGGAGGCCGCGGCAGTGCTGGAGATCGAGCGCGTCACCGGCCAGCTCACGGCGCTGCGCGATTACATGGTGAAAAAGCCCGCAACTGTTGACAGAACGGCATCCGGCGATTAAGCTGGAGCTGAAGGCACCGACAAGGACAAGGAGCAGACATGAGCACCAGGTGCAACATCCACTTCGGGGACCGGCGCGATGGCGTGTTCGTCACCGAGGCGAACGTCTACCGGCACAGCGACGGCTACCCCGACAGCCAGCATGGCGTCCCGGCCAGCCTGGAGCGGTTCTTCGCCGCGGTGAAGGAGCAGACGTCCGACACCCGTTTCAACGACCCGAGCTACCTGGCCGCGAAGTTCGTGGTCTGGCAGGCGGGCGAGTACGCCAGCAACGGCAAGCCGCTCGACTTCCTCAGCGTCGGGATCATGGCCCGGGACGCGGGCGATGCCGCCTACATCTACGAGGTGGACTCGAACAAGCTGGACGCCAACGGCAACCCGACCGTCATCTACCGCGAGGCATAAGCACCGCGGACCCCCAGCGGGGGCCGGGCAACCGGCCCCCGCGCGACACGTCAAGGAGAAGGCAAGACATGAGCGCATGGATCGTCAGCAAGCAGCACATCGACATGATGGTCACGGCCATCCTGGCCCGGGAGCTGAGCAGCAAGAGCCCGGACGAGCTGGGCCGGATGCTCTGGGCGGAATGCCTGGCGAGCGTGGCCTACCGCTACCCGCACGACAAGGACGGCGGGCGGCCTGGCCCGGTCGGCTTCCGCGACAGCGACGTCACTACCTACACCTGGGTGCCGACCGAGCTGCTCGACGGCGGCGCGCTGGCCAAGACTCTCGGCTGCTACAGCTACCAGTCGTGTGAGCACCCCGGATGGAAGGACTCCGAATCTTGCCAGCTGGTCACCAAGCTGAAGGAAGCCCTCGGGGACGTGCCCTACCCCGACGACATCCCGTGGGGCTGGTAAATCAATTCAGGAACCCGGCCCGGTCACTGTTGACAGAATGACCGGAGCCGGGTAGGCTGAAGCCGTAAGGCAAGGGCAAGGGCAAGGAGCAGGCAATGTCAGTCACCTTCAGCGCCGGGCGGTACATCGAAGAGACGCCAGGGCACACCGTGCTGTTCTGCGGGCCGGACCACTCGCACAGGCGACCGGAGAGCTGCTGCGAGGACGCCTCGCTGTACTTCGGGCTCTGCGAGCACAACGACGCCGACGAGGCGGCCTGCGGCTGCCGCGCCGACGAGGTGAACGTCTCCAACGCCAACGCAGCCGCGCTGCTGGAGCTGCTCGGGCTGCGCCCGGACGGCGAGCCGGTGGGCACGCTGCCGGTGCTGGACCTGCCGGACTTCGGTGAGCTGATGGGCCAGTGCCCCGGCGAGGACTTCCTCGGCCGGGTGCTGACGGCCCGCGCCTTCCTCGACGCCCGCGGCGACGAGGGCACCCCGGCGCACGTGCTGAGCGGCGGCCCCGGCACCGGCTCCGCGATGGTCGTGGAGTGCGGCCGGGCTCCGGGCTACTTCGGTGACCGGCTGGCCCAGCTGGAAAACCTGGCGACTTCCGCGGTCGCTTCTGACTCGATGGTCGTGTGGGCGTAAGGGAGGATGACATGAACGCGCAGATCGTTGACCCGCTGGCCGGGCTCCGCAGCCAGTTCGACATGCTGGAGAGCTGCTGCCTGCACGACCCGAAGTGGCACCTGGCCCAGGTGGCCGGGGTGATCGCCGCGGTGTGGAGCGGTGACTACAGCGAGCCGTGGCAGGAGCTGGACCTGGCCGAGGGCAAGCCCTCGTCCGACAGCGAGAGCTACACGGTCGTCCGGCTGGCCGATGGCCGGTTCGGCCTGCTGGCTGAGTCCGAGGACTACACCGGGCACGGCTGCCAGTGCGGCTCGTCCGCCGTGGCCTTCAGCACCCTGCCGGAGCTGCTCCGGTACGGCGTCGAAGAGGGCGAGGCGCGCAAGGCGATCATCAAGGCGCTCGTGCGGAAGGGCCTGGTGCAGTCATGAGCAACGGGTTCTTCGACCAGCACGGCACCTGGATACCGCAGGCCGTCAGCAAGCCCACCGCGAGCCAGGAAGTGTTCGACAAAGACGCCGTGCGGTTCGACACCGCGCTCAGGGAGCTGGGCGCGGTGTCCGGGCCGGACGAGGACGGGAACGAGTGGCTAGACGAGTCCAGGGTTCCCGCAGATCTGCTGCGGGCCTACCGCGGCTTCATCGCCTACGGCTACGCCAACGGGCTCATGCCGTAGCATCTGGCATCACGACAAGGAGAAGGCAATGTCAGACAACACCCCCAGCACCGTCACCGTGTCCGCGGCTGGCTTCATGCGGGCCGTGGCCAACGCCACGCTGTCCGCGTCCACCGATGACACGCTGCCGCTGCTCACCGCGATCCACATCTACCCCGATCCCAATCACAAGGGGGAGCTGCGGTTCGAGGCGACCAACCGCTACGTGGCCAGCCAGGAGCGCATCCCGCTCGCAGACCTGCTCGCGGTCAAGGGCACCCTGCCGCACGATCACTTCATCTACCGCGGCCACGGCTACGGGGACGAGCAGGAGGCCGACCGGCTGGCCCAGCTGAAGAATCACCTGTCCGACCACGAGGATCACAAGGACAGGTTCCCGCCCGGCTATGTGTTCGGGGATGACGCCGACGACATCGCCAGGCTGCACGAGATCGAGCACGGCCTGCCGCGGCCGGTGCCAGAGACGGAGCTGGACGTCGTGGTCGGCGTCAAGGATCTGGCCAAGGCGGTCAAGATCTTCAAGCTGGCCACCAGCGACGGCACCAAGTACGCCGAGCCGCTGCTGCGCCCGCACGTGGTGATCAGCCGCGACCCCGGGGCCGAGCGCGTGTCGCTCGTCCTGGTGCAGAGCGACGGCCCGGACACCAGCTACAGCCCGCAGGCGATCGTGGGCAACGACTACCCGCCCGTGGACCGGCTGATGGATCAGGCGCTGTCCGACGATGGCGAGATCGAGCGCTTCTACCACATCGAGCAGAAGTGGCTGGCCATCCTCGCCAAGGTCGAGACGGGCGAGAAGTCCATGCCGGTCCGGCTGCGGCTGACCCGCGCGGGCAAGCCGGTGCTGGCCGAGATCGGGGAGCACTACCGCTGCCTGATCGTCCCGGTCCGGCCGTCCAGCGACTGACAGGCCCCGGGCAGGCCCCCGCGACGGGGGCAGGGGCCTGCTCGGTCATCCTCCAAGGCCACCCGGGCCGACCGACGTCCCGGGGTGACAAGGAAAGGATCTCATGATGAAGATCAGAACCACTATCGCCGCCCTGGCCCTGATGGCCTCGGGCGGCCTGATGGCCGTGGCGGCTCCCGCTTCGGCAGCTCCCGGCGCGGCGCGCTGCGCCAACCACCCGGATGTCAGCGTGACGCACAACCGGACCTCGACCACGGCGCACATCAATTTCAACCCGTGCAACCGGTTCTGGGTCTGGCCGTTCGCTGACTTCATCGACCAGGACGGCAACCCCGACCGTGACACCGTGCCCGGGGTCAAGCACGGCAACCCCGTGGTGTACGAGCCGGGTGCGCGCAGCAACCAGCACGGCGGCTACGGCTACTCAGACACGTCTGGCACGATCCACAACATCCAGACGTACTGACTGAACCGTCAGCCAGGCGAGCCCGGCTCCCCCGCGGGGGCCGGGCTCTCCGCTATCCGGCCCCGTTGCCCAGCGCGGCCAGGGCGGTGCGCGCCTTGTGCTGCGTGGTGCCGTGCCGCTCGACCACCTGACGCCACGCCAGGCTCTTGCCGTCGTCGCGGTCGGCGCGCAGCAGCGCGACCAGCTCCGGGTCCGGCCGCCCAGCTGAGCGCCGGGCTCGGCGGGAAGCTGCGGCAGGACGAGCCTTCACCGGCCGGGGCTCCGGCTCCGGCTCCAGCGGGGTATCCTGCGCGTCACTCAGTTGCGGCCGAGCATGCAGCTTCACCAGCCCGAGCCCGACGCCCAGGCCGATCGCCGCGGCGAGCGGAGCTGCCGCCGCGGCCAGGTTCCATGTCACCGGCACCGCGCCGAAGCGCAGCCAGTTGCCCGCCATCGAGGCGGCCAGCCCGAAGATCGTGATCAGCCACATCCGGGCCTTGATCCAAGTACCCTCATCACGTGCCGTGGCAGCATAGAGCCGCACCTCACCGAACACCACGAACGAGTCGATGATCAGCGGAAAGAGCAGCGCCTTCGGCATTCCCTGCCCGTGCCTGGTGGCGAAGTCCACCAGGTTGCTGTAACTAAGGACCAGCGCGGCCACGGTCATAGCCACGCAGACCGCTCCCACCACCCGGTCTGCCAGCTGGACCCCGGGCAGCTCGCTGTCTGTGTCTGTGTCTGTGCTTGTCATCGCCTGCTCCCGATTGTAAGTACACCCCCGCTGTGACCGGAAGGACAGCGAAGTTGACGCCGAACCGCAGCGCCGGTCGGATTGATGACACCTTGTGGGTGCCGTTCAAGCGGCGAGCGCGTGAACTGGGCTTGTCTAATACCGCCGCATTCCGGCAGGCGATGCGCCAGTGGCTGGGGATGCCCGAGCCCGACCCTCCCGAGGAAGAGCCGGGCTCGACATGATCCGCGCCAGCCTTGCCAAGCCGCCTCGCCATGTACTGACAGCGAGTTTATGGGTCGCATGACCCGGCCATCGCCAGGGCGGTCACCTCGGTCGGCAGGAACGTCATTTCCCCGCCGTCGTGGTCGAGCGCCACGGTGATCCACCGCGGCGGCTGGCCGCCCGCAGCGTGGTGCCAGGCCGCATCGCAGATGTCCATGTCGAAGCTCTGCCGGTCCATGACCACGCGCCCGTCCCCGCGCGGCGTCCGCACCCGGTCCCCGGGGATCATGACTCCAGCTCCATGATCAGCCGCGCCCGGTCGGACGGCCAGAACGAGACTTCCACGAACACCGGCACCCCGGCCGCGCCGAACCCGGTGCGGTACTCAACCAGCAGCGGCACGCCGGACGGGATGACCAGCCGCCCGGCCTCGGCCCGGGTCGGCATCCGGCTCTCGATCTCCACCGTGTAGCTCTCCGGCCGCGCGCCGATGCCCGACAGGTAGGGGATCGAGCCCCCGGGGATGTCCCGGGGGTGGGCCAGCTTGGTGCCCCGGGCGATGGTCCCGGGGAAGTACCAGCGGGCGATGTTGTGCGGGCGGTTGTCCACCAGCCGGATCAGCTCGCGCACGTACACCAGATCGCCCGCCGCGCCCAGCCGCCCGGCCACCTCGTGCGCCCGGCCCTCCCGCACGGTCGGCCCCTGCTCGTCCGCCCGGTGCCCGAGGTGCTCGATGTCCGCCCGCCAGCTGTCCGCGCCCCGGGTGGCCAGCTGGCCGCCCACCGCCCGGTCGGCGGTCCGGGTGACGTGGACGTTGAGCAGCAGCCGGGCGGTCACCCGCCGCCGCGCGCCCGGGGAGCTGGTGATCAGCCCGGCGTCAGCCAGGCTGTCCAGCGCCTTGCGGATCGTGTTGCGCGAGTAGCCGTACTGGGTGATCAGCTCGTTCTCAGACGGCAGCGTGTCGCCCGGCTTGTAGCCCTGCTCGCCCGACGTGATCGCCAGCTCCAGTGCGCGGGCGACCCGCTCCCACAATGTGTCAGCCATTGGAATGCCTCCCGGCTGTAGGCACTTGTACCACCCAGAGCGTACACTGCCGGGTACCGGGTGACAGCGAGGGAGGCGACGATGGCAGACCGTGACGCCTATATCGAGACGGACCGTGGCCGCCACGTGGCCACGCTCACCGTGGATCAGGACGCCGAGGACGACGAGCTGCGCGAGCTGGCCGAGGACTACCTCCGCGGCCGGGGCTACGACAAGGGCAGGCGGCGCGAGCACCGCATCCGCCTCGGGCGCAGGGAGGTGCGGCTGTGACCGGATACAACCCGCACTGCTGGCATTGCACGAACCCGAGGGCCTACTGGGCTACCTGCGCCGCGGCGGTCACTCTCCTGCTGGTGTCTATCTTCCCGGTGCTGCTGCTGGTGATATGGGCGGCTATGGCGATCCCGGTGGCAGCAGCGAACGTGGCCGGGGCGGTGCGGTCCTGATGGCCGGGCACCGCATCTTGCCTGACGGGACGCTGAAGCCACGGCGCTGCGACCGGCGCAAGGCCGCGCAGGCCGAGCGGCTCGGCCAGGCACGAACGGGTGAGCGGCAGCTCGCGGTCAGCTTCGACCGGCTGCGCGCTGCCGCCTACCGGCACCCGGCCCGCGGTGACGAGTGCCACCGCCTGGCCGAGCTGCTGCTCGCTGAGGCAATGAAGCTGGAGGCCGCATGACCGCCGACAACGTGACCAGCCTGCTCCCGCGGCTGCCCACCGAGGACGAGAAGCCCGGGGCCAACGCGCAGGCACGCGCACCTGCGCGCACGCGCGAGGATGCCGACCGGCCGATGAAGATGAACCGGCTGACCATCCCCGCGGTCAGCCTGCTGGCCGGGGCCTCGCCCATGTACGCGCAGCCGCTGTCGATCATGGGCTACTGGGCGCTGCACAAGCAGCAGGCCGACTACTACCGCCGCTGGTGGGCTCGCTACCCGCGGCTGCTCTACGGGGCCTGGCACGCCTTTGTCGAGGTGCCGCTGGCCTTCCTGTGGATCTGGAGCGGGGACAGCTTCGCCAAGCGGTGCGGGTTCCTGCTCGTGCTCGCCGCCACGGCGGCCATCATGTGGGTCTGGGGCTGAGCCATGATCACGCAGCTGGACTGGGGCCTGATCGCGGTGGCCCTCGCGTTCGCCGCGCACTTCAAGGGGCGGTTCAAGAACGCGGCCCCGGCCGCGGTGTTCCTGGGCATCCTGGCGATCGGCACCTCGGGCCGGATCGTGGGCCTGGTGGCCCGGTTCCTGGCCTGGGTGATCACGCTGGTCGGCAGGCTGGGCGCGCAGATCCTCGGGTACAGCGCCGCGACGATCATCCTGGTCATCGTCGCCGTGGCGATCTTCCTGTTCCTGCACGACATGCACCCGAAGCACTCGGCGGGCCGGGCCACCTTCTGGCTGGCTGTCGTGCTCGCCGTGGTGATCAGCGCCGGGCTCACCCCGATCGCGGCGCTCAACCAGCTGCCGCAGACCGCCCAGCAGGGCATCAGCCAGACCGCGGGCGGCTGACGTGGACCCGTTCGGCGGCCTGCTGCTCGCCCTCGGCGTGGTTTACGCGATCATGGCCGCCCGGGAGTCCTCCGGCACCGCGGTCGGCCGGGCGAAGGGCACCGCCCGCGGGCGGGCGAAGGGGCCGGGCGGCCGACCGCCCAGCAAGCGCCACGTCTCGGCTGCCGAGCGCCAGGCCGCCCTGATGTGGTGGCTGGGCGAGATCTTCCACGGCTTCCCGGTCACCCGGCACGGGCTGCGGGCGGGCTGGGACACCCACCAGCACGAGCGGGTGCATTACCTGCGCGAGCGGGAGCGCCGCCGCGCCGACCACGCCGAAGAGCAGGCGAGCTGGTGGGAGGACATCGCGGCCTACCGCAGGCGGCTCGAAGAGGCCGCCCGCAGGTACCGGGAGAAGCAGCAGGAGCCCGCGGGCGACCCGCCACTGCCAGACGGCACGACCGAGGGCAATGGCCCGCCGCCCGACCCCGGGCAGAACGGGCACCGCAAGCGCAAGCGCCGCACAGACGGCCGAGAAGAAGATGATCAAGGAGACGAGCCAGTGACCACACCCGACAACGGCGGCAGCGCCGGGGCTGACGCCAACTATGACAACACTCTCCAGCTCGCCGCGGAGGTGCGGGACGCCGCGGACATGATGGAGGCAAATCAGAAGCTGGCCGCGTTCTCAGCGATCTGCGACGGGCTGGCCGCGGTGCTCGACTCCACCGACACCGAGACGCTCGGCATGGCCGGGGACATGCAGGGCCAGGTGGTCACCACCAAGTCCGAGCTGGCCAAGCTGAAGGAAATGGCCGCGCAGATGTTCAATCACGTGAAAAAGACCTACGGCCCGCAGCAGGAGGGCGTGGACGCCTCCGGCAAGCGGGCTGCCAAGGCAGAGTTCACGGACCACTAGCCGTTGGCCAGGCAGCTGCAGAAGGCCCGGTCCCGGGGCGGCAAGGCCGCGCCGGGGCCGGTCCTCATCGTGGACGGCAAGCGGGGCACCAAGCACCTGCAGGCGATTGCCGAGGCGCAGGCCCGGCTGGCCGGGGTGCCGCCCCCGGAGGTGCGCGCCTTCCGGTTCCGCCACCAGCTCGCCCCGCTGGGCTGGCTGGCGCTGCAGGCGGCCGGGTACGTGGTGGTGCCCCTCGGGCTGAGCTGGAAGCTGGCCGGGGTGCTGGGGCTGCTCGTGGTCGCGGTCACGGTGGCCGCAACCCGGCACTGGCCGAAGTTCATGCGGCTGCACACCCAGTCCGCGGCAGCCTGGGCGGTGGCCTGGGGCCTGGCCGGGATGTTCGCCGGGCTCGGCATCTGGAGCGCGGCCGGGCTGCTGGGCTGGGCCTTCCCCTACGGGTTCTGGCTGGAGCGATACCGCTGGCGGCCCGCGGACAAGAAGGCCCCGCCGCCACGCTCGGTCAGGGAGCAGTTCGACGCGCTCGCGGAGGCGCAGGGCTGGCTGGCCTGGCTCGGTGACCCGCTGCCCGTCGAGGGCGGGGTGCAGCACGAGATCATCTGCGACGGGGCCAAGACCAACATCGACATGATCGTGGCCAAGCCCACTGCCATCGCAGCCGGGTTCCAGAAGGCGGTCACCACCGCCTACGCCGAGGACCACCCGACCGGCGAGAAGCACCACGGGCTGCTGACCATCCTGCGCGAGGGCACGCTGGAGCAGGCCCGGCTGTGGGACGGCGGGACGATCGACCCGGCCACCGGGCTCGCGGTGATCGGGCGGTTCCCTGACGGCAAGCCAGTGCATGAGACGTTCTGGCAGGGGCCGGAGGATGGCACCAAGCACACGATCATCGCGGGGGCGGACGGCTCGGGCAAGACGTCCACGATCAACCTCTCGCTGGCCATCGGGATCGCCTCGGGCTACATCGCCCCGGTGATCCTCGACCCGCAAATGGGCCAGGCGCTGCCCGCCTGGAAGGGCGTGGTGCCGTATGCCTGCGGGGCTGATGACTGCCTGGCCTGGCTGCGCGGCCTGCACGCCGGGATGTTCGCGCGCTCGGATTACATGGCCTCGGTGTGGTGGTGCCGTCGCCACGGCGTGTTCCTTGACCGGTGCGACGGTGAGTGCAAGAAACCACGCCAGGGGATGGGATTCTTCAACCCGTTCATGATCGACCTGCCAATCGTGGAAGTCACGATTGACGAGGCCCCGATCCTGCTGGCCGTCGATGGCGCGACCGCGCTGATCCTCGACATGCTGAAGCTCGGCCGCAAGGCCGGGATCAGGTTCCGGCTGGCCGCCCAGGTGCCGTCCCTGGCTGAGCTGCAGCAGCAGGAGATCCGCTCGATCCTGGCCGCGGGGACGGTGGTCTGCCACCGCACCGGGGACAAGGTGACCGGCAGCTACGTCAACCTGCCGAAGAACCCGGTGGACCTGCCCAAGGTGTTCGCCCCCGGCCGCCCGACCTGGGGGCTGGGCTACAGCTCCGGCGCGGACCTGCGGCCGGGCGTGACCATGCGGACCGACACCCTCGGCCCCAGCTCGGACGTCTACGACGTCGCGGAGAGCCTGGACATTACTGCGCTGGACGAGTCGATGGCCCGGCACGTGAGGGAGTCGGTCGAGGCCGGGGCTGCCGAGGTGCGCCAGCTGAACGACGCGGCGATCGACGCCGCCGCCCGGCAGCTGCTGATCCTGGCTAAGCTGCGCTCACCGGTCACGATGGGCCAGCTGATCAGCAAGATGATGGGGACCATGCCGCCGAGCACCGTGGCCGAAGAGCTGGCCCAGCTGCGCGAGGCCGGGAAGGTCAAGGACGCCGAGGGGGACAGGCTGGTGGCAGTCAAGTGAGCGGGGATGCCGTGCTGGCCGTGCTGGCCGCCTACGTGACGCTGGCCTGCCTGATCAGGCCGCGCGGGCTGCTGTGGCCCCGGCGCTGGCGGCAGCGCTGGCGTGCCAAGGTGCGCCACGGGGTCCGCGGCAAGAATGACCGGATAGGCGCGCGGCTGCGGCGCGAGGTGCTGGCCGCCGACCGGCACCGCTGCGTGGCGTGCGGGTTCGCGCCGAAGCAGGTCGGCAGGGGCAAGCGGGCGAGGTGGCCGGGCCTGCAGATCGACCACATCACCCCGTGGATCATGGGCGGGCTCACCTGGAAGCCGAACCTGGCCACGCTGTGCAAGAGCTGCAACGGGTGCAAGGGGATCTACTGGGTGAGCCCGGAGGGCAAGGTCTACTACCACGCCACCTGGGGGCCGAGCGACCTGTACCGCGCGGTGCGGATTCACGCGGCCGAGGTGCATGCCCGGCGCAATCCGCTGCGAGCAGCCCGGCTGGCTGGCTAACCGGTGCTGTACTGACAGGCTGGCCTGGTGATACGTTGCCCCCGAGCCAGGCTCGCGTGGTACGCGGCACGGGATGGCGGGGGGCTCCCGGGCTGCTTTAACTTCCGCTGGTGCCGCGCGGGCCTGGCTCTGCAGTCACCGGCAGGCAGCCGGTCACCGGATCTTGCCGCGGGTCGGGCTCGGGGTGCATCTTGTGCTGCGGGTCGAGCAGGATCATCACCTGGGCAACCGGCACCTTCAGGTGGCCGGTGCCCTGCATCGAGCGGCAGTAGGTCATCGCCGCCAGGATGCGGTCCTCAGCAAACCGGCTGGGGTCGGGAGGACGCGGCCTGCGCCAGCGGAAGATCACGGGTGCTTAGTCCGGTACTTCGCCCCCGCAGGCGGCACGAAAGAGCCGAACAGCTTGTTGGCCGTGTCCTGGCCCAGCTCCCACTGCTCGGCGGCGAAGCTGCCCGGCTGCATGTTCCGGCCGGATGCGATCTCGGCCCAGGTGTCGGTCCCGTTGGCGGTGTGCTCATAGAAGGCGGGCGGCTTGGCGGGCGCAGCGGGCGCATGCGCGGGGGCCGGGGCTGCATGCGGGCGGGGCCACTGGCCGAAATCGTCGTGGAAGGACTTGTCGTAGTCAACCTCAGCAGGCCCGAACCTGACCCCGTTGTGGTACTGGTACAGGCTGGCCCTGCGGTCCAGGTTGGTGCCGCTCCAGGCATAGGTCTGCCAGCCGTAGGCGGCGTGCCGCCCGTCCAGTGCCCGGCTCAGCGGCCAGAAGCCGCCGTACATCCCGGTCCGGCCGTGCCCGATCACGCTGGCGGCCCCGTCCAGGTAGCCGTTGATCAGCGGCTGCATTCCCGGCGCGGCATCAAAATCGCACGGCGCGAAGTAGATGACAGCCTCGTTGCTGCCGGTCAGCGCGTGCGCCTGCTTGGCAGCCTCCTGGGCGTGGGCCACACCGCGCGCCCGGCCGCCCATGCAGTCCCGGCCGTCCTGCTCCCAGACCAGCACGACCTTGATCCCGGCCTTCACCAGGTTGTCGAACTCGGCCTTGTTGATGCACTTGCCGTTGGGCAGGTAGGCCAGGTACCGGCAGACGAACGTGACCCCGCCGCGGTGCATCTGGGCCGTGGTCAGGCCCTGCCCGTAGGAGTAGTCGATCCCGAACCCTGCCATGGCGAGCCCCCAGGCTGCCATGCGGGGACCGGCCTGCGCTCAGTATGTCAGCACGCCAGCCGGGCTGCTACCGGCAGATGGGGCTCGGCGGGACGTAGATGTAGCTGTGGATCTCGATCTCGATCTCAGTGATCTTGGCCCGCAACTCGTACTCGGCCCGGCAGAACTCCTTGCGCTCCTGAATCAGCTCGTGGCGCTGGTGCTGCTGCCCGAACACCAGCACGATGGTGAGCAGCCCATCGGCGCAGATCCCCCCGAACAGCAGCAGCAGCAGCACGGCCAGCCAGGCGACCGCCCACCGCGGGCCTAGCCGCGCACGTGCAGCCAGGCGATGAACAGGCTGACCACGATCGGGGAGATCATCGCGCTCATGATCGTCAGGCCCACCACCCACGACCGGTCCCTCCTTGACCTGCGGCCCGCCTCAGCCTCCTGCTCGGACCGCTCCAGCGCCAACAGGCGGTCCTCGAACGACCGGTGCTCCTGCTCCGCGCCGCGCAGCGACCGGGAGAACGCCTCCAGCTCGCCCAGACGCCGGTTGATCTCCTGGTTGGTGGCATCCCAGCGGTCATAGCTGACATTGCGGCCATCGGTCACTCAGTACACCCGCTGCTGCCCGGCAAATGCCCGGACCGTCTCGGTGCCGGTGTCCACCTCGGACCAGACGTCGTAGACCTGGCCCGCGGCCAGCTGCACCAGGCCGCCCAGGCTGGTCGGGCCGACCGGGCACTGGGCGATGAACCCGGCGTGCCGCCCGTTGGGGCTCAGCCAGACCGCATCGAACCAGGTGACCGGCTCGGCCGGGCGGTTCTCATCGCCGGAGCTGACGGGCACGGCGAACTTGACCGGCATCGGCAGCGCAGTCGGGTCCATGACATCGCCGCCCAGGTCCGACGTCCAGGCGACGTTGATGTTCTGCTGGCTGACCGCGGCGATCGGCTCGAAGGCGGCCACGATGATCACCCACCTCGCTGAAGTTAGGGCGGCAGCCCAGCGGGGAGGGCTGCTAACAGCCTGCCACTGGGGCCTGGTGGCGGCCACCTGCCACCGCTGGGCTGCCGGGACCAGGTGCCAGCGCGGCCGGGCTGGCGCGGGGATCAGCACCGGGGCCGGGCTGATCAGCGGGATAATGACATCAAGGGCGTCGGACGCGGCGGCCCGGTCGGTCATGCTGACGGTCTGCGCTACCGCCAGGCTGTCACTGGCTGCAGCTACGTCCTTACCGGGCGTGCTCACCGCGGCGCTGAGCGCCTCTGTGCCAGCGCCGGAGTCGGGGAGCACCGGCTGTGCCGTGGCGGTGACCGTTAGCCCGTCAGCCGCTGCGCTGGCGTCCGCCAGCGGGACTTGCGCGGAGACGCCCTCCGCGTCCCGCGCGGCCCCGGCGTCGGCCAGGCTGACCGCGGCCCCCACGGTGACCGCGATAGCGTCGGCAGCGCCAGCCAGGTCGCTTTGCGACAGCGCGGCGGATACCTGCAGCACATCTGCCGCGCCCGCGGGATCGGCGGCCTGGCTGGCGCTGGCCACGGCCAGCTGCTCAGCCGCGCCGCCCGCATCTGGCAGGGCGACCTGAGCCCCGGCCACCACGGCGATAGCATCAGCCGCACCGGCCTGGTCGCTGAGCGGTGATGTGGCCGCGATGCCCAGCACATCAGATGCGCCTGCCTGCTCGGCGGACGGGACGGCAGCTGCCGGGGCGATCGTGTCCCGCGCCCCGGCAGCATCAGCCAGTGGCACTTGCCCGGCCGCGCTGATAGCGTCGGCACCCGCGCCCTGGTCGGTGACCGGAACTGCTGCGGGGGCTGTTAGCACATCGCTCGCTGCTGCGACATCACCGGCCGGGGCGCTCACGCTCACGGCCAGCTGATCAGCCGCGCCGCCCGCGTCCGCGTAGGTGACCGGCATCCCGCTGATCATCGACTCGGTGCCCGCGGCCTGGTCAGCCAGCGGTACCGTGACTGTGGCCACCGACGCCTCGGCTGATGCTCCAGCCTCGGGCAGCGACACGGTGACCGCTGCCGACTGCTGATCCACCGCAGCCGCAGCGTCGGTAACAGCCACGCTGGCCGTGACGGCTGCCACCTCTGCCGCCGCAGCGGCATCTGCGAGAGGCACTGCCGCCGTGACGGCCAGCTGGTCGGCCGCCCCGGCCGCCTCGGCCAGCTCGCGCGGCTGGTACTCGGCAGCCCCGGCCTGATCGGCCAGCGGTACGGTGGCGCTGATCGCTGGCGTCTCGGCCGCGCCTGCAGCCTCGGAAACGGGAACCGCGGCTGTGATCGCAGGCAGGTCAGTTGCCGCCGCGGCGTCAGCGATCCCCACGCTGGCCGCCACTGCGGCGGACTCGGTTGCAGCCGCCGACTCGGGAAGCGGCACCGCGGCGGTGACGGCCAGCGCGTCGGCAGCCCCGCCCGCATCCGCCAGCGAGATCGACGCCGCCCCGCCCACCGAGAGCGCATCCGCCGCCCCGCCTGCCTCGGCCAGCGGTACGCTCGCACTCGCGGCTGCCGACTCCGTGCCGCCAGCGCTGTCCGCTAGTCCAGCGCTGGCAGCCACCGCGGAGGTGTCGGCAGCCGCGCCGCGGTCCGCAAGCGGCGCGGCAGCGGTCACCGAAAGAGCGTCCGCAGCTCCCGCCGCATCTGGCAGCGGGACAGCAGCCTGGATGGCCTGCTGGTCGGCGGCGGCCCCAGGATCTGCCACTGGGACGGTAGCGCCAGCGCTGAGCTGGTCGGCTGCGCCCCCGGCGTCGGCCACGCTGACCGGCGTGACGGAAGGCGGCGGCTGGAAGCTGTACTGGACCGCAGCCCACCGGGCGGACACGATCGTTGCGCTGAACGCCTGCGGCGTGCCCGCGCCCGAGCCCGCGGCCTGCTGCTGCCAGTAGGCATTGTTGAACGGGTTGACCCCGGTCTGATAGGTGCTGACCAGCTGGTACGGCGAGGACACCGCGGTGGGTGCCCCGCCGCCGAAGGCGTCGGCCAGCAGCACGATGCAGATGTCGCCGTTGACGGTGGGCGTGATGCTGGCTGCCGGGGATGCGGAGCTGGCGTTGGCCGGGGTGCTGTTCTTGACGTCCAGCGGCCCGGCCCCGGGCACGCAGATCAGCTGGATCTCCACGTTGCCGGTGGCCGCGTCCGAGGTGGCGGTGAGGGTGTCCGATGTGGTGAGCGCGGCGGTCTGCCCGCCGCCCGGCCCACCGGTCGCGCCGGGGCACCGCCAGAAGGTGGTCATCGGGACCGTCACCTGGGCCTGGGTGTCCAGTATCCAGACATTGCCCTTGGAGTCGGCAAGCGCATTGATCCCGCACGAGGTGTTCTGCGTGGTGATCAGAGCCAGCAGGGTGTCACCGGCCGCGGTGGCCTGGGTGACTGTGGCGGTCCGCGAGGTGCCCGAGCCGGTTGTCAGCCCGGACCCGGCCTGGTACGGCACGCCCGTGCCGCTGGCAGCCACCGACAGCGCGTCCGCCGCTCCTGCGGCGTCAGCCAGGGCCACCGGCAGCGGCTGGAACGCCCAGGCGTAGGACCGCAGCGTGCCCGGCGTGCCGGACACGTGCTGCACGCAGGTGCTGGCTTGCCCGGCGCTGCCCGCGCCTAGCTGGTCGTAGGCGGACCACACGAACGCCGAGGTAGCGCCGATCGCGTTGTAGACCAGCGTGTAAGGGCTGGACCCGTCCAGCCACATGCTGCCGGGGCCGAACTGGGACACGCCCATGACCACGACAAGCTCGTAATCAGCGGTCGGGGTGATCGAGTGCGTGTTGCTGATCGCGCTGGTGGACGAGGTGATGCCCGAGGCGACATCCAGCGGGCCAGCGCCCGGCACGCAGGTGCCGTTCAGGTTGACGTTGCCGCTAACCGCGTTGGTGGTGATCGTGATCGTGTCTGCGAGGGTCAGCGGCACGGTGGGGCCGCCGCCAGGGCCGCCCGTGGCCCCGGCTGACCGGAAGAACTCCATCTGCGGGCCGGGCGAGGTGACTTGCGCGTCCAGTGTGTAGACGTTGCCCTGTGAGTCGGTGCAAGCGGAGGGGATGCAGGTGGTGTTGTTGACCTGCGTGGCCACCAGCAGCGTGTCGCCCGCGTCAGTGGTGGCACTGACCGGGTAGACGCGGCTGCCGGAGGTGCCAGTGACCAGGCCCTGCCCGAACAGGTAGGGCGCGGGGCCGGAGCCGAGCCCGGGGAAGCTGGCGTCCGGCGCGGCCGGGAGCCGCCGCCCGGGGAGGCGGGGCACCACCGCGATAGGGACCGGCACGTCAGCCTCCCTCCGCTAGGCCCGGCCGCCTCCCGTTATGCGTACAGGTGCTCCACCAGGAACCGGTTGCACTGGATGGTGGCGTTGGCCCCGGCGAGGGTGCCGCGCAGCATGATCGGCATCGCCACAGCAGTGCTGACCGCCGCCACGGTGTCACCCGCTGAGTTGGGCGCGGCCAGCGCCATGCCCGGCGTAGCGGTGAGGGCGATCGGGTTGGCGGGCAGGCCCGCGCCGGAGTTGAACAGGCTCAGCTTGCCGAAGCTGCTGATCGTGTTCCCGGTGCTGGCCCCCGCCTGGATGATCGTGTGGTAGCTCTCCCACAGCCACTGGATGCCGGTGATCACCGTCGTGCCGGTCGTGAGCCCGACCGGGGTACACAGCGTCGTCGGCCCGGACCCGGCCGTGGCGAAGATCGTGGCCGTGGTGGACGTGGCCGTGGTGGTGAGGATGCCCGAGGCGGTGATCCGCAGGGTGGACCCGTAGTACAGGTAGGCGGTGGCCACCGGGAAGTCCTGCGGGCCGGGTGCCTGCGGGCTGATCGTCGCCGTGGTGGCCGTGTTCAGCACGGTGCCCGCAGCGGTCTGCCACGGCGAGCCCCAGTTGAGAAGCTGCCCGATGCCGACAGGCATGGCTCAGCTCACCGTGCCGGACCCGCTCGGGTAGCCGAACGAAATCGTGGCCGTGGCGGTCCAGGTCTGGCCGGACGCCTTGGTGCCCTGCGCGCTGACCCCGCGGTTGAGGCAGACCGCCACCACCGGGCCGGTGTTGGATGCAGTGCCCTCGTCGCAGACGAACTCCTGCCAGGCGTAGTTGGCGTTGCCAGTGCCGAACACGCTGGTGAACGTCAGCGTGGCCGGGCTGCTGCCAGTGGCGATCGTCGGTGCCCCGCTGACCAGCTGGTAATACTTGTTCGTGCTGGCCTGCAGGTCGGTCTGCGCGTAGGCCGCGGCGGTCGCGCTGTCACCGACCCCGATCCGGCCGACCGTGCCCGACCACTTCGTGGTGATCGAGGTGCCCGCGATGCCGCCGAGCAGCGCCACCCAGCCCGCCTGCAAGATCATGTTGCAGTCGGGGTCGGTGGTGTCGGCGTAAGCCGCGACACCGAAGTGGGCGAACACGCCCGGGGTGAGCTGGCGGACGTGCCCGTAGCGGGTGCCACCCTCCTTGACCTGGCGGCCGACCCAGGCGGTCTGCTCGGCGTCCCACCGCTGCACGCGGAAGGCAGTGCGGACGCCACCGGCATCGCCGTGCGGGGCGAGCGCCCCCACGGTCAGCCGGTCGGCCGCGCCGTTGATGCGTGGGTTCATGGATCTTTCCCTCTCTAGTGGTGAATGGCCTTGTGATGCCGGTGCGTCGGGCGGGTGCGGTGCGGGCGGGTGTCCGCGATCATCTGCATGAGGCTGGAGAAGTCGTGCCGGATCGAATCGGACGGGGTGATCGTGGCCTGCACCGCGCCGTCGTCCCAGGAGTAGGAGCCGACCAGGATGCTCGGCGCTCCGGTGATCGTGTCGCCCACGGGCGTGTAGTCGGCCAGCAGGAGCTTGCAGACCATCGCGGTCATGTTGCCGTCCAGGTAGCTGCCCGGGTCACAGGCGGTGCCGCCGAGGTTGCGCAGCCCGCCGTGGCCCACGGTGACCGCATCGGTGAACGCCACCCGCTGGAACTTCTGCAGCACCGCCGAGGCCGGGGCCTGCGCCTGGGTCGCGGTCTGCTGCCCGGCGCTGGACAGGTCCATGTAGTCCTCGACCCGGTAGCCAGCCTGCTCGCGGGCGCTTGTGGTCACGCTGGTCAGCGCGTAGGCAGCGGGCGTCTTGCCAGAGTCGCCGGTTGACTGGTAGCGGACGTACAGCGTGGTCGGGCCGAGCGCGGCGCTGCGGGCCAGCGGCGTGCCGACGATCAGCAGCCGGTTGGCGGCCGAGGGCCGGGGCACCACGTTCAGCACGTTGTTCCCGCTGTCGTCGGTGTTGACCGTCCAGGTCAGCCCGCCCTTGCTGCAGGCGTTGTTGAGCACGTCGGTGACCGTCTGGCTGCCGCTGTCAAACGACTGCCCGACCCACATCCCGGCCGGGCTGCCGATGCCCGGGTTCACCCATTTCAGGCCCCGGCTGATCGCGTTGTTCACGACCTGATCGACGGTGGACGTCCCGAAGCTGCCGGTCCAGATGGCCCGCCAGTCGTTGCCGTAGCTGCCTGCGCCGTGCGCGCTGATCGACCACCCGGCGTCACTGGGCGAGGGCTCGTCCAAGATCCCCGACCACACCACCGCGCCGCCGCGGTAGGCGCGCAGCAGCCGTCCCGGGTCCAGGGCGTCGGTGCGGTAGCGGGGCGGCTTGCTGAAGCTGGATGTCAGCGCGTCACAGCCTCCGGGGATGACGTAGCTGTAGACCGCAGGCGTCAGGTGGCCGAGCTGCGCCAGCGACCGGGCCTGCGATCCGTCAGCCCGGTAGGTCACCAGCGTGGTCAGGCCAGGGCGCATCAGTCGGCCTGCCCCCCGCGCACGTCAGCGAGCGCGTCATCAAACGGGTAGGCGGAGGGCTGCGGTGCCCGGCCGAAGTAGATGTCGGCCACCGTGCCGAGGGTGTCCCAGTGCGCCACGATGTCGGCAGCATCAGCAGCGCTCGTGCCGAGAGCTTGCAGCCCGGCCGCGCCGAGCTTCACGCTGAACTGGAGGTGCAGGTCGGTGATCCGGTTCATCAGCAGGTGCAACTGGAGCGCGGCGGCGGTTAGCTGCCCGTTGACCTGCTCTATGGTGGGCTGCTGCCCTGCGGTCATGATCATGCTCCGTTCAGGTGATCTTCCAGGCGTCCACGTGGCTGCCGACGGAGTAGGCGGTTGCCGACCCCGACGACAGCGCCGCCTGGATGTTGAGGGTGCCGGGCGTGGCGGGCTGCACCGTGCCGGTGAACCACACCAGCCGGTCGGCCAGGCCGCCGCCGATGGTCGAGCCGGTGATCGTGTTGCCGATCCCGTTCATGGCCACCACGCCGACGCTGGTGCCATTCAGCTCGGCCCAGGCGATCCGCGAGGCAGCGGCGGCCAGCCCCCCGGCCGGGTTGGCCCGGTAGGACAGCGTGCCGCCGGAGGACTGGGCGTTGATCAGCAGCGCGCCCTGCACCACGTAGACATCGGTGGTGGGCAGCACGACAGACATGCAGGTGGTCATCGAGGTGCCCAGCCCCGGTGAGGTGCCCGGCACGGTGGCCAGGTGCGCGGCTATGTGCGCGTCCATCCGCTGGCTGACGTCATACGCCTTCTCGCTGGTCATACCCGGTCCACCAGGTAGTGCGGCAGGTAGGTCAGCGTGGCGGCCGGGCAGCCCTGCTGGGCGTACAGCAGCAGCCGGTTGTGGGTGTCCGGGCGGACCATGAACGCGCCACCCGGCCAGCGGTCAACCCAGCTGGTCAGCGAGTAGGCCCGGTCCCGGTCGGCGTCCGAGCCGTAGACCCCGCCCAGGTCGTGCTCGCGGTCCTGCGCGTCAATCCAGATGTTGTTCCAGCCAGTGCCCGTGGTGTTGATCAGCACCGTCTGGCCTTGGGTGTCGAGGAACACGACATCGAGGTAGCGGTCGGCCGTCTGGCCGCTGGTCACCGTCAGGGTGAAGTAAGCCGCCGTGATGTTGCCGGTGGCGATCTCGGCCAGCGGGAGCGTGATCTGGCCCATGTCCACGTAGCCGTTCACGATGTCGGTCGAGGGCGTGAACGTCCTGCTCAGCGTGGTGGTGATCGCCGTGCCACCGCTGTAGGGGTACTGGCGGATCTGCACGGTCACGGTGCGGCTGACCGTGGGCGAGCCCCAGGTGCCCGAGCCGATCAGGAACACCGTGTAGCTGCCGTCGAACCTGGCTGCCAGCCCGCCGACCACGGGCACCGTGTACTCGGTCGCGCCGTTGGGCGTGTCTGCGCCGTTGCCGACCGCGACGATCGGGGACAGCGCCGCGGGCTGCTCGGGGTCGGGCATGTGCGCGAGCAGCGACACCAGCGGGATGATCCCCGACGCGCCGTAGGTCAGCTTGACCTGGCCAGATGCGCCGTCCCCGCCACCGGAGTTGGTGTTGTCGTTGCGGTACGCGCCGCCGCCGCCGCCGCCGCCCGGCCCGACGCTCGGGGCTCGGCCGGTGTTGTACTTGGCCGGGTCCGACCAGCCGCCATCGCCGCCCGGCCCGCCAAGGTAGACCGCGCTGGCCCCGCCCGGGTGTCCGCCGTCGTTGCCCGCGCCAGTCGGCCCGCCAGAGCCGCCGCCGCCGCCGCCGAAGGTTTCCCCGTAGTTGTTGTCCGGGCGGCCATCACCGCCTGAGTAGTGGATGTAGTTGGTGGACCCGGAGCCGCCGCCGCCCCGGACATTGGACGGGACGGTGGCCCCGCCGTTGCCGCCATGAGCGCGCAGCACTGGCCCCGACGCGGCGGTGAAGGTGGAGTCGCCCGCGTTGTTGCCCTGGTTGTTGATCGCGCCATGCGTCCCGGCCGCGCCGACCACCGCCACATAGGTGTTGCCCGCCGTGACGGGCATGTTGATCTCCTGGGCGTACTCGCCCCCGCCGCCCCCGCCGCCCCCGGCGTTGCTGTTGTTGTTGAGCCCGCCCGAGCCCGCGCCGCCCCCGCCACCTCCCCACGCCTCGGCCTTGGACACCAGGGTGACCCCGGCCGGGCACAGCCAGTTGTTGTTGCCCACCGTGGTGAACACGGCGGTTGAGGCGATCGAGGACGGGCCGGGCTGGCACTGGATGCCCAGCGGCCCCCGGGCCGAGCCGATGATGCCCGGCAGGGTGTGCAGCGCGCCGCGGGTCAGGTTGTTGGCGGTCGAGGTGGCCACCGCCTGCGGCAGGTTGAAAAACGCCCCGGACTGGAGCACCAGCCCGCCGCCCGGGTCCACCTTGTTCCACGCGGTCAGCGCGTAGCGGCTGACTGTCGTGTAGTCAAAGCCGGAGGCCACCTGCGGGATCGGGATCGTGACCAGCTGCCAGTGCGGCGCGGTGGACAGGGCGCTGGCGTAGCAGTGCCGCCTGGCCCGGCCGGTGATCGAGTTGCCGCTGGCGTCATACAGGGTGACCGAGAAATGCACGGTGCCCCGGTGCCAGGTGCTCCACTGGCTGACCGTCGTGGCCAGCCCGACGAACACGGTGAACTTGGTCCGGCCAGTGATGTTGGACGAGGCAATCGTCGGGGAGTCGTAGGTGGGCGCGCTGTGCCAGGCCCGGGACCACCGGGCGCTGCGGGTGCCGGAGGCGACGACGGTGCTCTGCGTCCACTGCTGGCTGCCGACCGCCGACTCGATCGCGCCGCCGTCCAGCCACACGTCATCCAGGTAGTGGACTTCGTTGAGCACGGGAGACTGGCACTCAGCGTTAGCCCGGCAGTAGGCCGCGTTCGCTGGCGCGGTCAGGCTGGCAGTGACCTGCGTCCACGCTGACGTTGAGTCGGTGACGTTCGACCCGCGCAGCGTGCCCCCGACCTGCACCCCGTTGTTGTTGTAAAAGTCAGCCCCGATGTTGACCGAGCGAGGCGTTGCCGCCGCGCGCCACCACCCGCGCACAGTCACCGTGTCGCCCGGGTTGACCGGCAGGAACTGCCCGCCCGTGGCATTCGCGCCCGCGTTGTGCGCCACGCTCATGCTCCCGGCCACCGAGCAGGTGACCGCCAGCGACCCCGTGCCAGAGTGAGCCTGAGCGGTGGTGCGGGCAATAGTGGCGTGGCCGCTGACATCGAGCCAGGTGGAGATCCCGTTGTCGAATGTCGTGGTGTCCCAGGTCGAGTAGACCCAGTTGCCCTGCAGGTAGTTCGAGGCGGTGTTGTAGTCGTCCAGGGTGACCGGGGCCGGGGGCAAGTCCCACATCGTGCTCGGGCTGGTGAGCGCGATGGCCTCCTGGTCCTCGCTGTGCCCGAACGGGAACGCCTCACAGCTGATCTCGACCAGGGACACCAGGCCCCAGTCCAGCGGCTGGCTGTAGGCGACCACCGTCGAGCTGACGCCCTGGCAGTCGAACACCAGCGGGTCACCGCCGTCACGAGTCCAGGTGAGCTGCCAGTTCTCCTGCGAGCAGGTCATCAGCAAGATCTCGCGGGCCGTGGCCAGGGTGGTCCGGTCGGCCATGATGTCGCCGGTTGAGGGCACCAGGATCGTGACCGGGATGACTGGCTGCCGGTTGGATGCCCGCAGGTTGGTGATCTGCTCCCCGTCCAGCAGCAGCCCGGCCACCTTGTCGGACGTCCACTGCGGCGCGGACAGGGAGAAGCCGGTGCCGAGCCGGAAGATCGCGTTGGGGCACTGCGGCAGCCCGCACGGCACGCCACCGGACAGCACCTCGATCATGCCGAGCACCAGGGAGTCAGACACCGCTCACCTCACCTGGTAGGCAGCGGAGTAGATGGCCTTGCGGGCCGAGCCGTTGAGCACGGCAGCCAGCCCGTCCGCGGTCTGCGCGGCGTTCTGCTCGACCGCCTTGATGAGGCGCTCCAGCTTGGCTTCCAGCCCGCCGCGGCCCGCCGTCTCCGCGAGCCGCAGGAACGCCGCGCTCTGCTCGGGATTGAGGACCGCCTCAGGCTGGCGCGTGTTATTGAGCGTGACGCCCGGCTGCAGCCAGCCCCCGTTGTCCATGTACTGGCGGTAAGCCCCGGACGTCCAGGTCACCCACGGGCTGAAGCCCCACGCCTGGTAATACTTGCGCACCGCGTTACGGGCGTTGATGAAGGGATTGAAGATGTTGCCGGGGAACACCTGGCCCAGGATCTGCCACAGGCCCGATGCACCTGAGGGGTTGCGCGCCCGTGGGTTCCCGCCGCTCTCGGCCAGGGCTATCGCGGCGGCTATGTGCGCGGCCCGTGCTGGCCCGCCCGCCGACATCCACAGCCGCTCCAGCCCGCCGAGGGTCCAGTTGCCCGAGCCCGCCCCGAGGGCGCGGCGGAAGCCGCCTGGCGGGACGCCGTACCCGGAGATCGCCCCGGCCGAGCCGCGGATCGGGCTGATGATCGTGTTGGTCCCGGTCGTGTAGGCGTTGACCATGTGGGTCGCGCTGATCGGGATGCCGACGTGCCCGGGGACGGCTGCGGTGCCGTCCGCGCCCGCGAAGAACGCCAGCCCGCCCGGGGTCGGCCGCCCGGTCCGCTGGACCCAGCCGAACTGCTGGGCGGCGGTGCGCGGCGGCTGGTAGCCGAAGTGGTTGTAGACGTACTTCACGAACCCGGAGCAGTCCCAGCCCTGCGGGGTCGTGCCGCCCCAGACGTAGGGCACCTTGCCGATGAAGGACTCCGCGAACTTGACGATCGCGCTGTTGCTGCCCGCGCCCTGGCCGATGAAGTACCGGGCGATGTTGTGGATCAAGGTCTTGGGGAGGGCGGTGACGATCTGGCCCATCACGCCGACTGCCCCGCTGACCTTGGCCCCGAGCATGTCGGTGATGGCATTGGTCAGCGCGGTCATGTTGCCGCTGAAGATCGCGGCGGTGATCTTGGCGACGTCCCCGGCCTTGTGGATCACACTGCCGATGAAGCCGGTGGCCACGTTGGCCGCGTCCCCGAGCCAGCCCCCGGAGCGGTGGCTGGCCCGCTCCAGCGACCTGAGCCGCGACGTGCCGCCGACCGGCCCGCCCTGCTGGAAGCCGGGCACGCCCCAGGCCGCCAGCTCGGATGCGTGCGCCCGGGTCGTCTCCTTGCTGACGACCGCCTCGCCGCCCTCCAGCAGCGCCAGGTGCCGGTCCCCGCCGCCGTAGCCGGGGATGTGCCCGCCCGTGCGCAGCCCGAACGGGTGAACCTCCCTGATCGGCTTGCCCAGGCCGACCTTGGAGGTGATCCAGTCGAACACCCGGATCAGCCCGTCGAGCACGTTGTCCACCAGGAACTTGACCGGCGCGGTGATGATCTTCTTGATGTCGTCCCAGTGCTGGCCGATGAACTTGACCGCATCGCGGAAGGCGTTGGGCAGGGTGCTGGTGAAGAAGTTGAGGATCTTGGCCCCGAAGTCATCCCAGATGTAGTGCCAGAACGCCTTCGCCACGCCCGTGATGTCGTCCCACGCCTGTTTCCAGTGATCGCGGACGAACTCGACCACCTTGCGGATCAGGTAGAGCCCCGGGATCAGGAACTGGCCCCAGCCGTGGGTCAGGAAGTCCCAGACGTCCTTGGCCACCGTGACGATGACGTGCCAGACCTGCTTCCAGTGCGTGGCCAGGAAGATGATCGCCCCGATCAGCAGGGCGATCCCGGCGATGATGCCGAGGGTGGCCGCGTTCTCCGCGATGAAGGCCGCCGTGGCCGCAGCAGCCTGGATGGCGTACTGCGCCACCATCACCGCGGTGCTCCAGATGACCTTGGCGATCTTGACGGTGATGTCGGCCACCGACTTGATCTTGTTGATCGTTTCCTCGGCGGTCAGCAGCTTGACCGCGTTCTTGACCCCGGTGATGATGCCGCTGACCACCTGGTATGCCTTCCAGGCCCCGACAGTGGCCAGGATGATCGGGATCAGCCCGGGGATGTTGTTGACCATCCAGTCGAGGGCGTTGACCACTCCGGTGAGCCCGGCCGCGGCCAGCGTGACCATGATGTTGAGGAAGTCAGCGAAGCCCTGGATGATCTGCGGCAGGTAGGGCGCGAGCTTATCGACAAGATCGTTGACGAGCTTGGACAGCGGGCCGACCATCCGCTCCAGCGCACCAGCTAGCACGCCGAATACGCCACTGTTTTCGAGTACGTCGAACGCCTGCCCGAGGGCCTTGGCCAGGGTGTCGAAGGACGGCGCGATGCGGACCAGCAGCTGGGCCAGCGGCCGGAGCAGCGCGACAAGATCACGGAGCACGGCACCCGCGAGCTTGGCGAACAGGTCACCGATGGGCCGCAGGAACGGCAGGAGCTGGCGGACCACGCCGACGAGCTGGGTGAACACGGGCGCGAGATTGCGGGCGAAGGCCGAGGCCAGCTTGCCGACGATCGGGAAGATGGCCCCGAGAAGATCGCCCAGCCCCTTGAAGATGATCGAGCTGGCCTTGATCGCGGGGGCCATGTTGCGGAGCAGCCCGCCGATCCCACTACCGAGAGTAGCAAGAACCTTACCAAACGCAGCCACCGCGGGCGCTGCCGCGTGCAGCAGCGGGATGGCCCCGCGCAAGATCCCGCCAAGCGCCTGGCCCAGCCAGCCCAGCAGCGGCTGGAGCAGCGGAGCGACCGCCCGGAACGCCTTGCCCAGCAGCGGGAGCACCTGGATGGCCAGGTCATGCAGCCCGTGCAGGACGGGCTGGATCAGCGTGGCCGCCCCGGCGAAGAGCTGGTGGAAGGCGGGGGCCAGCGAGTGCAGCAGCTGCGGGATCTCGCGGAAGGCCCGCTTCAGCGGCGCGACCAGCGGCTCGGCGTCCTGCTGGAACGCCTTCTGGATCTGCTTCATGGCCTGCTGGGCAGGCTGATATAGCTCTCCGGGCTTCTGCTTGGACCCGATCAGCAGGTGCGCGCCCAGCGCGGCCACGCCAACCCCCGCCGCGCCCACGCCACCCGCCAGCAGCGGTGCGGCCAGCGCGGGGAGCGCGCCCAGGCCAATGCCGCCGCCGCCCGCAATCAGCGCGGTCCGGGTGCTGACCAGCCGGGAAGCCAGCCCCGTGTTCAGCCCCGGCCCGGCCGCCCCCGCCAGCCCGCCCAGGATGCCGGGACCGCCACCGCGGCCACCGCCACCGCCGCCGAACAGGCCGCCCAGCATGCTGAACACCCCGCCGCGGCGGTGCGCGTCCGCCGTGGCCTGCCGGTCCATCCGCTCGAAGCTGCGGCGGACTTCCTGCTCGGCGTGCTGGTCTATCCGGGGGGTGAGCCTGATCTCGTGCTCTTTACGCTCGAACGCCTCGATGCGCTCGACGTCGGCGCGCATCTTGCGGTCGAACTCGTCGTCATCAAGATCCATCCGGGCGATGATCGTCCCGGCATCGAATGTCAATCAGGTCACCTCCCCCCGCTTCCGTTGCTCCAGCTCGGCGCGCATGTCACTGAGCGAGATCACGTCGGTAGCGGTCTGCGCGGTGCGCTGCTGCGGCCCGCCCTCAGCTGCGCTCGGCATCGCCTCGCCCTCTTCGCGGGTCAGCGTGCCGTCCTCTTGCAGGCCGTCCAGGTAGGCGCGGTGAATGTCCCACGGCAGCGCGTCCCACTCGTCCGGGCTGAGCTGGAAGTAGCGCCGGGCGATGAACAGCTCTATCCGGCGCTGGCGGTAGGCAGCGATCTCACTACCGCTGTTCCAGCGCCGGGTCCGGCTTCCGGGGACACCACCTCGGACTGCAGCCAGCTGTAGAACGCCACGCGCACGCGCATCGGGAGCCCGAGCAGCTGCTCCTGGGATGGCCTGCCGCCGCACAGGTCTGCGAACAGCTGCGCGGTGTCGGCCATGAACTTGACGAACTTGTCGCCGGTCAGGGACGAGAGGGCTTCGAGCATCTGATCGGGCGTGGCGTTCTCGGGCATGCTCGCGGTGCCCTGCGCCTCGGTGTACAGCTTGCGCAGGCCGTCGAGGAAGTCCCCGATCGCCCGGTCGGTCGGCTCGGGAATGGTGCCCTTCGCCTTGACTCCGGCCCCGTGAAAATCCCATGTGAGCGCCTCGACAACGGCCCCGGCATCGAACGACGGCATGGGCAGCTCCCTAGCTGGTGGCAATGGCGGTCAGGTCGGTCCAGGTGATCTGGCTGAACGGGCAGACAGCATTGAGCGTGAGCGGGTACAGCCGCTGCTGGGCAGCCCTGCGGTAGGCGGTCTGCACCTGGCCCGCGCTCATGACGGACGGGACCGACAGCACCCGGGCGAAGCCGGACTGGTTCTTGCCGATCACCGCGCAGGCCATCGAGGCGAAGTTGGTGGAGAGCGTGAGCACCGACTTGCCCGGCTGGCCTGCCCCGGCCGGGGTCACCGCCACGCTGCCCCCGTTGCCCCAGGCGAGATTGACGTTGGTCAGCGTCTCTTCTGACAGCGAGCAGGTGATCTGCAGCGTGGCCGTGTTGACGATCACCGCGACGGGCGTCGGCTGTTCCTCGACATTGATGTCCTGGGTCGAGGGGTTGAACGTGACGGTCACGCCCGCCTCGGTCGCGCCGACATACGCCCAGCCCAGCGCGGTCCAGGCCGATGCCACGCCCAGGTTCTGATCGCTGGGCAGCGCGGTGCCCGGGATGGCGGTGAACAGTATTCCTACTCCGTACAAGACATTTGTCGTCGTGTAGGACGGCGGGGTGTAGACGAGTGGCGGACCGGCCATGTCAGCTCTCCTGGGTGATCGTCACGCCCGCATCAGCCGCCGCCTCGACCAGGGCGGCGGCCATGCCTGCGGGCACGGTGGTGGGCTCGGTGGTGACGGTCACGCCGCCGTAGGTGATGGACTCGTGGCCGCCCCCGACCTTCATCACGACCGCCTCGCCAGCGGCCACGGCGGCAGCAGCCTGGCGAGCCTGCAGCGTGGTGAGCTGGTCCTGCTCGGCCGCGGACAGCGGGCCGGTGGCGGGCTTGCTGGGTGCCGCGGCGGCCTTGGCGGGCTGTGCGGGCTCGGTCATTGCTGGCCTCCTACGGCAGGACCGGAATCAGGGAGTAGGCGCGGACGGCCAGCGTGGTGGTCGTGGTGAAGTCGATGACCACGCAGCCCTGCGCCGCGGCGGTCAGGGCCTGGGTGTTGATCGCCCCGGCATAGGTCACGGCGGTCGGGGCCTGCTGGTTGACGGTCTGCGGGGACCACGGGCCGAGCCAGCCCTGGCTGTTGGCGGCGATCGTGTACTGGCGCTGGGTGGCAGGCAGCACCGTGCCATCCACCACGTCCCCGACCAGCACCTGGCAGGTGCCGCCTAGCGTGGCTCCGCAGGCATAGCCGAGGATGACGTTGCCGGACGGGTTGGGGATCATCACGCCGAGCGTGGTGCTCCAGGCAGTGATCGCGGATGGCGAGCCGAGGTCGTAGCCGGGCGTGGTGGCGACAATGTAGGTGGCCCCGGGCGCACCGAGGTTGAAGGGGATCGGCTGCAACGTGACCCGCGGTCCAGTGGCCATGTCAGACTCCCGTCACGATCAGGTAGTTGCTGGTCAGCTCGGTGCGCCGGTCAGCCGGGTTCCAGGGCAGCGGGGTCGGGCCGGAGCCGATGCGCGAGCAGTGGACGATCCACGTCCCGTCCACCTGCACCGGGAAGCGGGCACCCAGGATCAGCGCGTCGAGCAGCTGGGCCACCTCTTCGGCCTCGAACGGTGACTCCTGCGGCCCCCGGATGCGGGCCTGGAAGTTCGAGCCGTCCGTGGCGGGCTCTTCGGTGAGGTAGCCCGGCCCGCTGCCCCCGGTGACCACGACACAGCGATCGGGCTCGTCGGGGACATACGGGCCGGGGAACAGCGGGTAGCCCAGCTCCTGGCGGTCATCCCACCCGAGCCCTGTGATGAAGTCGATGATCACTTTTGTCTGCGCGGTCATGACGACCGCCTCGGCGGCGGCAGGCCCATCCGGCCCCTCACCGTGCAGTGCCAGTAGATCCAGCCTTTGAGGTTGCGCATGTCCGGCCGGTCCAGCCGCCAGGTGGCCTTCAGCTGCAGCTCGGGCTTCGTCAGCCGGTGCCGCTTCGGCGGCCGGTCATAAACGTCGCGCATCCCCCGGGTGACCTGCGGATGGCCGGAGTGCATCAGGTCACCGAACTCCCACGGCGCACGCAGCTCGGCCTGGTCGGACAGGTGCTCCATCGAGCGGGACATCGCCCGCTCGCCGCCGTCATCGAGGTAGCCAGCGGCGATGGCAGTGAGGTAGCTGGCGAAGTGCTCGAACAGCGGTCGCTCCAGGTACTTCGCCTCACCGCCGCGCGGGTGATGCAGGTCCAGCCGCTCATGCTGGTAGTGGGCATAGACCTGATCCACGGTGACCGAGCCCTCCAGCAGGCCGGTCCCGCTGTGCGTGCGGTCCAGCAGCTCGCGCAGCCGCAGCGCGGCGGTGCCGGGCATCAGTACGGCCCCCACTGATCCAGCAGGGAACGGCGGCCGGGGCCAGAGTCCGGTGGCGTGTCCACGGCCAGGTAGCCAGTGCTGCGGTCATAGCGGGTGTTGCTGTCCTCGGGGCTGAAGATGTTGGGGATCGTGTTGATCACATGGGCAGTCGCGGCGGCCTCGACCCCGCCGACGTCGATGGAGATCTCGCCCTTGCGGATGGACTCCAGCACGTTCTTGGCCTCGGTGTACCGCAGCACCACCGGGTGGTTCGGACCCATTTCCTTGGACTTGCTGTAGTAGGTCCATGCCCACCAGGCGGCCAGGTCGAGGGTCAGGCTGCGGATGATGCTGGGCACGCTGGCCGGGTCGTAGACCGAGCCGGTGTACAGGCTCACCCGGTCGCTGGCTTCCTGCAGCGCGAGAGTCAGCTGGTCATCTGGCAGCTGGGCAGCCGTGCCCGTGCCCGCGTCGGTGCTGTCCAGCACCAGGCGCAGGTCAGAGACATCGGCGTAGAGAGCCGCGGTCGGCGTCGTCACCCAGGCCCGCTCCCCGCTGACACCGCCTGCTGGCTGGCGGTGTCGAGCTGCAGCAGGTTGGTCACACCGCCGTAGGCAGCCTCCAGCGGGTGGCCCGCGGGGATGTCCACCACGGTGCCCGCCTTGGCGTGGAACACCCCGCCGTCCCACGGCACGTCCGCGTTGGCGATCACCATGCGGGGGTTGGCTGCCACGTCCCTACCTCCTAGTTGGTAAGCCCGGCGTGGCCCACGGTGTCCTGGCCGTCCACCCAGGCCCGCAGGTTGCCCGCGCCGATCGCGGTGTACAGCGGGCCAGCCGGGTCGAGCATGATCACCTGGTTGGGCTTCAGCGTGAGCGGCATCAGCGGCCCGCCCGTGGTCGGTGCGCCGCCGAACCCGGCCGGTCCCCCGGTGCCGGGCTCGCCAGCCACAACGGTTGCCGCGGCACCGGGGGACACAACGACGGCGGTCGTGACCACGTAGCGGTTGATGGCCATCAGAACCCCCAGCCCGGGGCCGGTATCACCGCATCGCCCACGCCGATGCCGCTGTCGCGCGGGGCGATAGCCAGCTGGCCGAACGTGGCCGCGGAGCTGTGCCCGCGGGAAGCGGCGGTCACGGGGATCGAGGTGGCCGTGGCTGAGCCGTTGACCGTGAGAACCTCGGTGAGCTGGCCGGTGTCGTAAAGCAGGATCATCCCGTTGGTGAAGGATGCGCCACCGGAGGCCACCCCGATCGCCGTCCCCCCGGCCGCCAGCACCGCGTTCGAGGTGCCAGTCGGTGCGGCTGCGGACAGCGTGTAGTACCACTCACACGCCGAGCACCGGAATGTCGTGGCCCCGTCGATCGCCCCGAACACCCGCAGTGTCCGGCAGCGCGGGCAGCTCAGCCGGATCGCAGTCGGGACGGCTACGGCCATGGCTCACTTCGCCCCCGCCCGTGCTGGGGCTCGGCGGCTGCCGCGGTTCGGCTGGATGTCCACCGCGTCCACGGGCAGCCGATTCTCGCTGTCCAGCTGCGGCTCGTTCGCCTCCGGGGGCTCGGTGATGATCACCTGCGAGCTGCCCTCCGGGTCGGCACGGGCATCCGCGCCCGGACCCGGGACGCCGATCAGCTTTCCGGTGCGCGGGTTGACCTTGATCCCTGAGAGCTGCCGGGGGTGGATCTTCGGGAGCGGGTCAGCCTCTGCAGCCGGGCGGATCATGGCCATGGCCCGATTCGGCGGCCGGAACAGGTCGGCCACGTCGTCGGTCAGGTCCACCGTCTCCCCGGCCATCACCAGGTCGGTTTCCTTGCCCGGGTCGCCCTTGCGCGGCACGGACAGGTTGACGAGGGCTTGGTAGGCAGACATCAGACTCCCGAGAGCAGGACGATGGCCAGTGGCTGGTCGAGCCCGAGCGCGCTGGCCCGCTGGGTGTCGCTGCGCCACGTCTTGCGGGGCTCGTCGCGGTACAGCGGACCGGCCGTGTAGGGCAGCTCGTCGGAGTAGAAGCCGCACCGCTGGCGCTGCATGACGATCGCGTTGCCCGCGGGCACCTGGCGGCTGACCATGACGTCGAGGTTCAAGATCTTCTGTGGCAGCACGCCCGTGTACAGCAAGTTCTCGGACGCGATGTCACCCACATAAGGGGCAGCAAACGTATTGCTCTGCAAAAGCGTGTTCTTTGTCCCGTGGTTGATGATCAAGGTATCGGCCTCGAAGCTGAGCCATTGTGTCAGCCCGGATGGAGCCGTTGTTGAGGCGTTCTCCACCAGGTAGCAGGCTTGCGCGAGGTCGGCACGAATGGTCGCTGCCGCCGATGCCCAGGTGTTTGCCACCGCCAATGTCTGAATGGACGCATTCGCCACCACGGCGCTGTAGAAAGCCGTGTTCCACGAATAGACCATCGTGTTTTTGACTTGGAGTAGCTGCCTGGTTACCGGATCGACAACCTGACGGCGGCGCATTTCGTCGCTGACCATGATCGCCATGGCCCGCTCGTGGCTGAACACCACGCGGGGGACGCCGATGGACGTCGGGACGATCGGCACCTCAGCGAACTCGGCGCGGATCTCGGGGAAGTCGTCGGCGTACAGCGGCGTGCTCTCGCTGTAGCGCACCGCGCCGCTCGGCGTGTTGCCGCCGTTGCGCAGAACGGAGTCCACGATGAACTCGTTCTGCGACAGATCCAAGATCAGCTGCGGGATCGTCAGCGGATCTTTGATCAGCTCGTTGACAGTGACTCTGGGGCCATCGCTGTACCCGCGTGCTGCGACCGGCATCGGTCAGCTCCTTTCAGAAGATCCGGGCTCGGCCCAGGAAGAAGCTGCTGGCTCCTAGCCCGCCGATCTGCTGGGTGAGCTGCGCGGCAGCTACGCCGCCTGGATGAGTGCAAATGCCGACCACCTGGTCAGCCGCTGGCCCCGCACCGGCCGGGCCGACGCAGCCGTTGGCGGTGCAGAGCAGCTTGATCCCCGGCGTGCAGGCAGCGGAGTACCACACCCAGATGTCCACCGGGCCGTGATAGACGCTGATGAAGTCGTCCAGCACGCTGATGTCCAGCTGGGGCTCGCCGTAAGTGTTGGTTGCCGGGGGGATCTGGCTAGACAGCACGTTGCCGTCCTTGCCTGCCACCCCGAGGCAGTGGACCGACGCGGCCACGCAGGGCTTGACCGTCAGGTCGGTCGTGCCCGCGGTCTGCGTCGTGTTCTCGACCAGCTGGCCACCGAAGATCAGCGCACTGACCTGGTATGAGGCTGGTCCTTCCTTGTAGTGCGGGAGAACCGCGGTCATTGTGCTGGCCTCCTAGCCGCTTGAATTGGTGACGCCGTAGTTGAGCGCGCACTGGTCGCGGTAACTGGTGGCGCGGAACGTGCCGCCTGCGCCAGTGACGGCGGCCTGCTCGGCAGCCGACAGCTCGACCACCGTCCCGGCCACGAGCAGCCGGGCCGGGCTGGCATAGCCGGACCCGGCGATCGTCACCGTCTTGGTGATCACCTGGCGGCTCATGAGCGGATGCCAAACAGCTGCGCCTTGGCCCGGGTCACCACGTCGTTGCGGGAGTCCTCGACGGTGGTGTCCTCCGGCTCGTCCGCCTCGGTGCCCAGCTCGATGCCGAGGCCGAGCTGCTGGCCGAGCTTCTGGAACTCGGTGAGGATCTTGCGGACGATCAGCCCGGCGTCCACGGACTTGCCGTTGGCCAGGTCCACCACGTGGCCCGCGCCCTCCAGCAGTGGCTGGGCCAGGTCCGCGATGAACGGCGGGGTGCCCGCAGCCACCAGCTTGCGGCGCTCGTTCTGCCACCGCTCGCTGTCCAGCTGGCCGTTGACGATCGCCAGCTGCCGCAGCGCCTCGTCACCCGTGGCCTGGGCCAGCTCCACCGCGGAGGCGTCCTCGCCAGACAGCGCCGCGGGCTCGGGCTCGCGCTCGCCATCCTCGGCTTCCAGCTCGGCTTCCAGCTCGGCCAGCTGGTCATCGGTCAGCCCGTCGATCCACCTGGCCACCTCGGCTGCCTCCGCGTCGTCGGCGTCGGCGTCACCGTCCAGCGCCGCGACGGCCTCAGGGCTGATCCCGCCGCCCTCCTGGCTGGCCACCAGCGCAGCCAGCTTGGCGGGGTCCAGGTCCAGCAGCTGGGCCAGCTTGTCCTGCTGGTCCTTAGTCAGCTCCGGCATGGAGATCTCCGTTCCTGTGAAGTGCTCGCCGGAGAGGTCGATCGTGATCTCTGCGGCATCGTTGGAGGCTGCGACGGCTTCCCAGCCGCCCATGCCGGGGATGCGGGGGTCCAGCGTGCAGAGCACGTGCTGCACCGCGCGGGGAAAGTGCTCGCCGTCCGAGCGCTCGTACTGCTCGACAATCCGGGCGGACACGCCGACACCGGGGTTGTCAGCCAGCACCCGCGCGCCGCGCTCGGTGGGCTGCAGCTCGATCCAGAGCCCGTCTGGCTCCAGGGACATGTCGGTGATCTGGCCCCCGGTGCGCTCCACATCATTCGTGTGCGTGTTGGCCGAATCAGCCAGCTGGAACGGCACCTGGTCGTAGGCACGGCGCTGGAAGGAGTCCACCAGCCCGGCCAGGTAGTCGCGGGTGAACTTCAGCACCCGGCCCTTGTAGTTGATCTCCCCGATGGGCAGCAGTTTCTTCCGCCAGCGACCGCTGGCCTGTGTCCCGTCATCCCCGGTGAACGGGGTCAGGACCGCTACGCTCACTTGCCCCGCCCCCGGATCTTGTTCTGCGCCCTCCGGGCGAAGGCGTGCGCCCGCTCGTGCGGGAAGTTCCGGCTGCGCAGCTTCTTGTAGATCGCCGTGCCCCGGGGGCTCAGCCCGTTCGTGGTGACCCGGGGTCCGTCGTCGGCACCGGCCGAGGGCGTGGCCATCGCGCGGATCGCGGGGATGCCGTACTGGCGCATCAGCTCGGTCTGCTCGGGCTTAGGCTGCAGCGGCTCGGTCGGCCGGTGGTAGGGCGTCCCGCTGGCCCGGTTGTGCGTCCCGATCAGCTCCAGAAGCGCGGCGCGCTGGCGGGTGTGCGGGGCCAGATCCTTCCCGCCAGCGACCGCGACCCAGCCCTCGGGGGTGCTCTTGATCGTCCCGATCTCAGCCCCGCCGCGGCGGTGCCGTATCACTGCAGAGCTGCCGTCCTGCGCCCGGGTGATCATGACGTCGTAGGGGCTGGTCACAGCCAGGGATGCAGGCACGGCAAGCTCCAGTCCGGGGAGTGTGTTGGCTGCCGCCCAGGACGCCTTCAGCGCCTTGGTCTTGCCGTACTGGGCAGCAGTGCGGCGCAGCAGCGCCTTCAGCTGAGCGCGCCGGGCCGGTGACTTGACCCGGCCGACCGCCCTGCGGGCGTCCTCCCAGGACTTGGGGCTGGTCACCGGGAAGCCGTGCGGTGCGCCCTTGCTCGGCGGCGGCAGCGCGTGCCCGGCCGCATACGCCGTGGCCCGGTTCGCCTTGGACAGGTTCCTGTTGCTGCCCTTGGCAGCCTTGCCCAGCTGTCCCATGTTGGGGCCAATCGGCTTGCTGTAGGACGGTAGCGGCCGGGGCGTGCGCTTGTTGCCCGGCCACGGCAGCGGCCGGGGCGTGCGGAATGGACCCTTGCCCTGCTGCGATGCCCTGCGCCCGGCCTCGAACTCCGGGGGGCCTTTGCCCCGGCCCGAGAAGTCCGGCATCGTGCGGGTCGTTTCGCCCTGCGCGTTCTTGCCGAGCTGGCGGCCCGCGCTGTCCCGCTTCGGTGCGCCGGTCATCCGGCCGGGAGTGCGCACCGCGATGCCCCGGTGCATCTTGGCCATCCGGTCGTGGTGCGCCCTCAGCTCCGGCGAGCTGGCTGACCTGGCCGCAGCCGCGTGCAGTCGGGCGGCGGCCAGGTGCTGGTAGTCCGAGCCCCGCTTGCCCTTCAGCGCCGCCGTGGCCCGGTTGGCCGCCAGGGAGGGGGAGGCATTCTTCAGCCGGGCGCGCTGCCCGCGGACGTCGCGGGCGACCAGCCGCGAGGTGTGAGCGCGCCCGCTGACGCCGCGGTGCCCGCACTTGGCGGGATCGACACAGACCCAGCCGTGCTTGAACCCGTGCGGCCCGCCAGCAGCCAGCTCAACTGCAGCGCAGTCAGCGCACAGAGAGGTCAGCCCGGGGCCAACAAGATCAACAACGGGGGACGTCACTCCCCGCCTCCGGTCACTAATGGACCGGCACGCGCGGGGACATGCGCGCCAGACTCGTCTAGCTCGGCATGCTACGCGCTGGAAAGGCGTGGCGGATAGGGCATCCGGGGATTAAGTGCCTGTACTTACAGCTGTTACCTGTACTTACATCTGCCCGATTTCGCCCAGCTGCTCCGCGATGCCCGGCTCGTCCGGCTCGGGCTCCTGCACGGCCACCGCCTGGGTGTGCCACTGGGCATACCCGTGCTCGAAGTGAGTGTCGTCGTCTGCCATGCTCGCGCCCTGCTCGACGTGCGGCGGCCAGAACCCGTCGCCGCTCTTGAAATGGTATGCGCCGCCAATCGCCCGGGTGTACGCGCCGACCTGCTCGACCAGCGGGATCGAGTCCACGATGGCCACCGGGTCGATGTCGATCCGGCCCTCGTCATCGTCGTGGAACACGCCGAGGTAGAATCCGCGCCGCTCCAGCGCCGGGCGGAACAGCTCCTTGGCCCGGTCCATCGCCCGGCCGAACTCTTCGGCCGTGGCCGACTCGGGGACCGAGACGGTGTACATCCCGCGGGGCTTGACGCTGATTGCGTACACGTCAGCATCATGGGCCAGCGGCTTGCCGGTGTCGGTGTCGATCGTCGCGCCGCCCCAGCTCTTGGTCACCTCGCCGTAGCTGCGCGCCTTGACTGCATCCCACTCCGGGCCTTCGAGGCCGATGATCGGGGCGCGGTGATCTTTGGCCTGGTCGATCCACTGGTTGCCGAGCGAGGCGAGGTGCTGGAACTCTTCGGGGCTGACCGGCCTGCTGTTGCCCCGGGCATTCTCCGGCCCGATCTCCGGGTAGGCGTGCTGCCGCTGCCGTTGCACCTTCGTCGCCTGGTACTGCTGCTCGCGGTAGGCAGCCAGCCGCTCGGCGTCCTCGCGCTCGCGGCCCAGCCCGCCCGGCCCGAGCGTGCCCTTGACCCGGACGGTGCCGCGGTGCCCGGACTCGGGCAGCTCGTTGTAGAACGGGTCGAGCGCCGTGAGCCCCCCAATCTTGATCCACTTCCCGTCCGGCCCGCGCGGCTGGCCCGGGTTGAAGTCCAGCTCGATCACCTGGCTGTAGATGGCGTCCTCCCCGATCAGCTCGATCAGCTGCGCCATCATCGCCTCGTGCGCCAGCGCCGACACGCCGGGCACCAGCTGCAGATTGTGTGCCTTGGCATAGGCCAGCCAGCGCTGCCAGTCCTTGGCCTTGGCCGACAACCGGCCCTTGGCCCGGCCCAGCACGCCACCCTCAGCGCCCTCCATTTCCGCCTTGTCCAGGGCCATGTTGGCCAGCACCTGCTGGACCCAGGTGACCGCCTGCACCTGGTAGGGGGTGATCAGCTGCCCGTCCCGCTTGCTGATGATCCGGGCGGCCTCCCGGTACATGTCCCCGACATACTCGTGCGCGCGGGCGTCATCGAGCGGCGGGGTGTCCTCGGGCGGCAGCTCCTGCTGCTTCTTGCCCCGGACGTAGGTCAGCCCGCGCTCCCCGCCGCCCATCGCCACGTTCAGCGCATGCGCGTCGATCACCACGTGCCCGTAGGGGTCGTCGGGTGAGTCATCGCCCGTGGCCAGCAGGTGGGCGAAGCTGCGTGTCTTGGGGCTGATCAGGACGTCATCAATGCTCATGCCGTCCAGGGCCTTCTGGGCCTTCTTCACCTGGTCCTGGGACACATACCCGTCGCCCTTGGCGATCGGCTTGTTCTCATCCGACGCCCGCGCCGCGCGGAACATGTTGATCGGCCAGTTAGCCGAGCTGCTGTAGTTGCCCAGCAGGATCGCGCCCAGCTCGGCGTTCTGCCTGTCATCCCCGTGACCGCCGCCGAGCATCCCGATCGCCCTGGCCAGCAGGTGCGCGTCGGAGTACCACTTCATGCCCTCCTTGCGCGTCTGCTCGGGCACCGCGTCGTAGGCATCGAGCACGTTCTGCACGCTGACCGGGTGCTTCTTGAAGAATGGGTAATCGGCCGGATCTTCGACGTCGGCCCGGGGGTTGAGCAGCCGGGAGTGCGGGGGCATCTTGTAGCGGTCCAGGCCCTTGCCCGGCACATCGGACGGGGAATGAACCCACTCCCCGGCGTGCGGCCTGCCCTTGGGGATGCGCAGCTCGTGCAGCCAGGCCGGGCTGCGGGTCAGCTCGATCACGCCGAGCTGCGCACCGATCGAATACTCGCTGGACTCGGCCAGGCGGGACAGGGCATCCATCATCACCACGTACCAGTCCTCATGCCCGAGGCGGCGGAACTCGGGCTCGATCTTCGCCAGCTCGGCTGCCCATTCATCGACCACCTCGGCGGGCACCTGGCCCTCTTCGCCCTCCCAGAACGGGCTATCAGTGCCGCCGTCGAACTGCGCCATGCCCATGTCAATCGGGTGCGGGACGCCCTGCTCGTCAATCAGGTAGTTGTAGTCGTGCCGGTCATAGTTGCCGGTCAGGTAGTCCAGCAGCCCGATCTCCTGGCCGGTCGGGCTGTAGGCGATCTCGTCCAGCACGCTCTGCTCGTCGTAATTCGGCCCCCAGTCGCCGCCCGGGGTCACTGCATCCATCGCATAGCGGGCGGCAGGCCGTCCGGGCACCACATCTTCCACGATCCGGCCCGGGTTGCCCGGGTAGCGCACCACCGTGGGCAGGCCGGACCCGCCGCCGAGCGCCTGGCTGACGTAGTAGGACAGCTCTTCGCGGTCGTTGCGCTCCGGGGCCTGGTCCTTGACCACGACCTTCCGCACGCCCTCGCCGTAGTCCGGCAGGGTGAGGATGCGGGTCACGCCCTGGATGCCCTGCTCGGGCTGGTCCTCGGGCAGCATCTTGGCCCGCTCCAGCTCGCCCAGCGTGATCACCGAGCGCAGCTCTTTCACCGGGGGGCTGTTCTGGCCGTACTCGGTGGTGGGCTGCAGCTTCTCGGTGCCCGGCAGCATGTACTGCTTGACGCCGGGGGCGATCTCAGTGCCCGGGGCGGTGTAGTGCAGGCCCTCGCGCTCGCGGAGCATCTTGTGCAGGCGGCCCGCCTCGCGGTCATCGACGTGCCACTCGCTGAGGTCCGCGGCCTTCACCAGCCACGGCGCGAGCGGGTTGGGCGGATGCGGGTCACGCTCCACCGAAATGATCGCGGCCTTCTCCCGCTCGCGGGCCTGCCGGAGCGCCCGCACACCCGCCGAGACACCGGGGGCGTGATGAGGGGGCGGGCTGACGTCAGCCCCAGCCTGCGCGCGGATCTTGGCGCGGAACCTTGACACCCGGTCCACCAGGGATTGCGGCGCATGCGCGTGGTGGACGATCGAGCCCTTCTCATCTACCGTCCAGGTGGCGTTGGCCTGCCTGCGGAAGTTGTGCTGCCGCTCGCGCAATGCCGCCTCGTGCTGGCCCGCCTGGCGCAGCTGCTCGGCGGGCATCGCCCGCGACAGTGGCACGCGGTCCCCGACCACCTTGCCGCTCGTCCAGTCGAACTGGTAGCGGTGCCCGTCGTCGGCGTCCACCGCGGCCACCAGGCCCACCCGTGCCACCACGTGCCCGAGCAGCAGGCCGGGGAGATCGCCAGGCCCCTCCCCCACCACCTTGTCGCCCACCTCGGGCTTGGCCACGCCCGGCTCGAACCCGGCCACCCGGAAGATGCCCGGCCCGCCCCTGATCCACCGCCCAGCGCCAGGCATGCCCTTGGGCACCCGGCGCTCGTGCGTCCAGGCTGCCAGGTCAACCTGGTCACTGATATTCACTGGCCCGCACGTATCCGTTGTCCAGCTTCGCCAGCTCGGCGTAAGCGTCAGCGCCGTACCTGGCCTGATACTTGTCCGCCAGCTGCTGCGCAGACGGGTTGTCCCCGGTCAGCTGGCCATCCTGCAGCCAGACGTGGCCGAGCACGCCCTCCTTGTCACTGAGCTGCAGCGCCACTGGCCCACACGTATCCGTTGTTGAGGCTGGCCATCGCCTTGAACGCCTCGGCGTGCCCGCCGTGCTTGGCAACCATGTGATCGCAGACGTGCTGGATACCCTGAGTCGATCCGGTCAGCTTGCCGCCCTTCAGGTCAACCTCCCCGATCTTTCCGCGCTCGCTGTGGATCTCGATCACTTCGCCACCAGCTTCCTGATCCGGGCCAGCTCACTCATCGTCATGCTGTAGTAGCTGGACCCGGCGTCGAAGTTCAGCTTGCCGAACTCGGGCTGGAGCGCCTTGACCTGCGCGGTGATCCGGTCGATGTCATCCACGCTGAACGGGCTGTTGCCCGCCTTCATCTGCTTCTCTAGCTCGGCGGCAAACGGGCTGGTGGTGACCATGTTGCCGTTCAGGTCCACCGCGCCCCAGGTGTCATTGTGGTCGATCGGGACTGGCTTGCCGTCCGGGGTGACCATGACGTTGCCCAGGTGCCGGTCGGCATGCCCGATGATCATGTCCAGCAGCCCGATCTTCTTGCCCTCGGGGGAGTTGAAGAACTTCTCCGCTGCCGCCGCGTCGGAACCCTGGAGGCCACTGGCCGGGCCATTGAACTTCTCCATGCCGGAGACTCCCTCGATCTTCGCCATGTAGAAACTGGTCGGGCTGCCGCCCGGATCGGGGATGATGTCCGGCGCTCCCGCGCCGAGGGCCTTGGAGATCTTGGCAGCCAGCACCTCCTTCTGCGCCTGCAGTTGCTGGAGGCCCGGGGGAAGCGGCAGGTACTTGTAGTCCTTGTGGACGAACTGAGCGCCGTTGTTGAACGTGACGATCTCGGTGCCGCCCTGCAGGCCCTGCGACCCGCTGACCGACGCCTTCCCGGGCTCCTTGCGGCTCTTCACGCCAGAGGACATCGCGGCAGCCAGGCCAGCGGTCCCGCCCGCAGAGGGCTTGGGCGCGGCCGGTGCGGTGGCAGCCGGGGTGACCGCGGGCCTGGTGATGCGGGCGGCCTTGACCGCGGCGCGCACCCGTCCCGCGCTAGCGACTTTTGGGGGACCACCGCCACTGCCCGGAATGCGGATGCCCTTAGGCCCGATCGTGGTCCCGGCCAGTGGCCGCCAGCCGTGGCTGTAGACGTCCGGCGTGCCGGGGATGTGGTGCCCGTGGCCGTCCCCGATCAGCTCGATCGCGGGCTGGTCGTTGGCCAGCTTCCGCAGCGCGGCGATGTCGGCCTGCAGCTCGGCCCGCAGCGCGGCGATCTTGGCATGGATCGTGGCCACCGAGGCGGTCTTGCGCGCCGCGGTCTTAGCCGACTGCTTGCCCTGCCTGGCCTGCTTGGCAGACTGCGCGCCCGCGCCTTTCTTGGCCGGGGTGCTGCCCTTGGACTTGCCAGGCTTGCCAGGCTTGCGCGGCGAGGTGGACGGGAGCTGCGCCCGGAGCGCCGCGATCTGCCGCCGCAGGCTGGCGATCTGCTTGACCAGCTTGGCCCGGCGCTGGGCCTTGCTGCCCTTGGCCTGCCCCTGGCCCGCGCCCTGCTGCGTGGTGAACTGCCCGCCGCCAGCGCCGGGTGGCGCATGGTAGGGGTTGAAAAGCTCGATCGGCTCGCACGCCAGCTCGATCAGGACGTCCGCCACTTCCCAGGCAGCCGCGGTGTGCGCCTTGGCGCGGGCCTGCCGGGCGATCTCCCCGGCCTCGGCCCGGGTCGCCGCGCCGCGCACCTCGGGATGCCTCGACCGGGCCGCCCACTTGCGGATCGCCGCGCGGGCAATCGCATACGCCTTGTCCGGCCGCATGCCGCGCTTCTCGATCAGCGCCTTGACCACCTGTTGCAGGTAGGCGGTGTGGCCCATGCCCTGGACGTGATACAGGCCCGGCCCGCCAGGGCGGCCCCGCGGCGCGGGCGTGCGCTCCAAGAAGGGAGTTCTAGCGGACAACCCAATGACGGTGCTTGATGATGTCCGCAATGGCTGACCGGGCGATCCCGTACTCGCGGGCAAAGGTGCTGTAGCCACCCTCTCCTGCCGCGTACCGCCTTCTGATCTCAGCAACCTCGTTCCAAGTGAGCCTGGCCCGGCCGTTGCGCTCGCCAGCGTGACCGCCGTCGTAGGCGATGTGGCAGGGGTTGCAGAGCGGCCGATAGTCCTCAGGGCTCTCCCCATCCCGGCCGTGGATCGTAGCCCAGTGGATCGCCTGGCCGCCACAATCTGCGCAAGGATGGCTGCGCGGCGAGCCGAGGTGCCGCCTAGCCCTCGCGTGACGGTTGCCGTAGTCCCATTTACCCACGTCTTAGTGTACGTTCCAAGTGCTCCTGTCCGTGCCGACAGCTCGGTAGCCAGGCCATATGCGCCATACGCGGCCCGGTACTTCGCCAGGCCGCGCGGCGTCTTGGCTGCAGACATCACTTCGCCCGCCTTCCGCACGGCGGTGACCGGGAGCCGCTTGGTGTGCCGGGGCTGCACGGTCCGGGTCGCGTGGTCATAGACGCCCGCGACCCGCCCGCCGCCCGCCGCCTTGGCGATGACCACCCGCCCGTCCAGCGGGCTCGCATCCTCCAGCTTGATCCAGCCGTGCCGGTAGCGGAACGGGGCGGCTAGCTCGGTGGCGTTGGACATCATTTCGGTGACCGGCACGTGCATCGCGCCCCGCGTCGGCTCCAGCGGCGTGCCGGTGCGCCCGTAGGCATGTGGCCCGTGGCCGCCGCTGCGGCGCATCCACCTGGCCGACCGGTGGACGTTCACCAGGCCGAGAGAGCGCTCGATCGCGTCCAGCTCAGGCGTGTACGCGCCGCCCGCCTCGTGCTCGTCGGCCCACCGGGCCGATGCCATATGCACCCGGGCGGACTTCATGTCGCGCAGCGCCAGCGCGTGCGCCAGGTGGTGCAGCGAGTTGCGCAAGGTGTCTGAGGACGGGCGGCCATCAGTGGCGTTCCACCCGGTCAGCCGGGACAGATCCTCGATCGCGCGCAGGTGGTTGAGGCTGCCCGGCCGCAGGTTCGAGCCGAACGGTGCCTGGTGCGGGTCCGCGCCGGTCGTCCACTCCCCGAGCGCGTTGCGCCGCTCGTGCTCCCAGAACGCCAGCTGCACAGCCGGGCTGCTGTTGGCGAACGTGCCCGCCCGGAACACATCGGGCGTAGTCGCCCGCGCCAGGACTAGCGCGCCGTAGTGCCCCCGGCCGCGCTTGCGCAGCAGGTCATACACCTTGCGCTGGAACTTCGGGAGGCCCGCCCGCTCGGCCATCTGCGCGCTGGCCACCTGCTTCGGGTGTCCCGGGCCGAGCGCTTCGGCCGCGCCGAGAGCCTCGTGCATGCTCAGGTGACGGCCGAACACCGAGCCCTTCTCCGGCTGCGATCCGATCGAGTGGCCGCGGAAGCCGTGCGGCCCGCCCGGAGCGAACATCGAGGTGATCGGCGCGAAGTCGGGGGAGGCGGCCCATTTGCCATACCGGTCGCGCATTTCGCGCTCCCAGGCCGTGGCCTTCAGGTCGATCACGCGATTCCCATGATCACCAGTGGCGGCGATGGCCGGGAGCAGCTCGGGCGGCTGCCGGTGGAACGGCTCCATCGGCTCGGGCTGGCCACGGGCGGCACGGGCCATCGCGGCCAGCCGGTCGTTGCTGCCCGCCGTGTCCTCGATGTCCTGCACCGCGAGGTGATGCCGGTGAACCTCGTGCATGTGGTGCTTGGCAGTCGCGTGGCCCTCGTCATCGCGGATGCCGTGCCGCAGCAGGGACTGCGGCGTCAGCAGCTGCATCGCGGCATCGAGGTGCCGCTTCGCTCCATCAGCGGACCCGCGCTCCAGCACCCGGGCGGCATCCCGCAGGTGATCCCCGGCGATCGTCTCAGGGTGATCTTCGTCCAGCGCCTGGGCGGTGCGCCGCATCCGCCGCGCGGCAGCAGCCCGCAGCGGTGTGAGCGCGACCGGGCGTGCCATGATCCCCGCCTCTCGCAGAGGCGCTGGGCGGGGACAGCCAGCTAAGTCGAGCGGAACACGTTCAGTATGCCCCGCAAGAGGCGAGTCAGAAAGAAGCTGGCTGATCTGGCGGCGGGCCAGTGTCCACGGTGGTCCCGTCAGTGGCAGCGCCGCTGTCGGTGGGCGCAGTGTCCACCGGGGCATCCACGACCGGGACAGACGGGTCGTCCGGGGGAGCCGGGATCGGGTCTGCGGGAGCAGGGGCATCTGGCATTGCGGGCAGCACTGCAGCCAGGCCGGTGTCGGCGTTCTGCAGCGAGGCGACCGCGCTGACCAGCGGGGTCAGGTCGGCAGGCGGGGCATCCGGGTGCGCAGCGATGTACGCCTGGATCTGCGTTTGCGCAGCCTGCTGGTGCGCAGCCACCACGTTGATCGCGTCGGCCAGCGTGTTGATCTGTGCCTGCTCAGCAGCAGCGTCAGTCATGATCAGCTCCTTGATCTCTTCCAGCTTCGCAAGGATCGCGGCGGGAACGATGTCATCGGCGCTTACCAGCGAAGGCGGGCTGGTGCTGAGGTCGATGAACAGATACCGGCCGTTTGCCACGGCCCATGACCGTAGCAGGACCGAGCACCGACGCGCCAGGGAACGGCGGACCTGGCATGCACCTGCAGTGCGTGTGGACCCCGCCCGGGAAGCCGATCGAGGGCATCGCGTCCACCCGGAAGTTGTGCTTGTCGGCTGCCCGGCATTCGGGCGAGGTTCTCGCATCGTGGACGGTGTACCAGCCGAGCAGCGCGCCATAGTCCAAGGCAGCGCTGTCGGCCTGCGCCGCGGCGTTCATCCGGTTCCACCCGGCTTCGAGGTGCTGGCCGTAGTAGCGCCGCTCGCGCTCCATCAGGTCAAGCAGCTCCCGGGGGTCGGCCGCACCCGCGGCGATCCGGGCCAGGACTTCATTGAACCGCCGCGAGCTGTTCACCAGGAACTGGGCGCGGCGGATCAGGTTGAGCCGGGCGGCCTGCGCGGTGGCCGGGCCGTGAAAGCCAGCCCGGTCCGGGGGATGCCCCATCACCACCGACAGCGCCGCGCGCAGTGCGGCCTGGTGGATCTTGTGCGCGGTGAACAGCCCCGCGAGCGCCGTGACCGCGATGGGCACCGTGATCGCCGTGGCCAGCACTGCGGCAGCCGCAATCGCCAGGGACGCATCGGTTTGTGCCTGGCTGGGCTGCTGCGGTGGAGTGGGCTGGGTCATGCGTGCGGGACATCTGGCGGCAGCGGCACCGACTGCACCTTGCGAGTAGGCGCGGCGGGGACCACCGGGACGTCCAGCCGGTGGGTGTGCGGGGCGTAGTACCCGGCCACCCACCCGGCCACCACCGTGCAGAACACGGTGATCTCGTTGGCCAGGGTGTCGTCTATCACGATGGACGTGTGCTGGCTGATGATCGTCAGGACGATCTGCGCGAGATAGCCGACCGCGAGCGCAACCGAGCCCTGCGCAGCAACTTTCGTCTCGATCCCGGTGCTGGCGTTCATGCCATCCTCCCCGGAGGCGGTGTCTGCGGGGGATTTCCTGGTGGCCGCGGCGGGCCGGAACCGGGTGTGGGGAGGGCTGCCGCAGGGCGGTTCGGCGGCCCTCCCCGTGCGGCCTGCGCCCGCTGGGCAATCCCGACCGCGGCGTTGGCCATCCCGTTCAGCGCGCCGATCTGCCCGGCAGCCTGGCCCGGCACCCCGGGCGGCGCGCTGGCCGCGAGCTGCTCGGCCCGCTGGTTCGCGGTCGAGGACAGGGCCTGGTGAACCTCGTCAATGTCGAGCTGCAGGATCGAGGCCATCCGCTCGGTGATCAGATCGAGCACCTGCAGCGGGATGTGCAGCGCCGGAGCGGCAGCCAGGGTCTGGAACATCGTCAGCAGGGCCTGGATCTGCTCGTCCTGCAGCGGGCCGAACCGCCAGCTCGGGTAGGCAGCCTTCGTGCCGAAGTTGAGCAGCACCAGCGGCCGGATCACGTCGTGCGTGATCGACTCCCCGATCTCCTTGGCCACGGCCTGGCGGCTCTTCAGGTAGAACGATGACTGGTCCTGGCTGAGCGCGTAGCTCCCCCTTCCGCCAGTTGCGCTCCCGGTCAGGGCCATGAACCCGGCCAGCACGCTGTGCGTCTGCCAGCTCTCCAGCCAGCCGAGCGCGTGCTGGAACACCTGGCCGCCCTCGGCCCCGGCCGAGGACTCCAGCACGTCGTAGGACTTCTGCCCGTCCGCGGGATGCACCAGGCCCACCACGCCCGAGGACTTCAGTGCCGCCACGTCATCGGCGCGCACATTTGCCTCTGGCTGGTCATTGCCGTAAACAATGACCCGGGGCAGCGCCGTGTTCTCCAGAAAGTTGTACCACAGGTACATCAATTTCATCTTGGTCTGATAGCACCAGTAGCTAATGTCCATTTCGGACACGCCGCTCATCGGCTCGCGCGCTTTTCCGTGCGTGTAGATATAACTGCGGATGTCGGGAATATCGACGTAGCCGGGCACCTGCTGCTTATGGGTGAGCATCGGGATGTTGTGGCCGAACATCCACACCTGCTGGCGGAATCCGTTGCGCGCCCCGGTCTTGACGTTGTAGCGCGCCTGGCACGTCGCGGTCGGCCGGTAGGCGATCTTGTCGTAGACGATCTTGCCGTCCTCGTCGCGGATCTTCCAGACCTTCTCGAAGAACGCCTTGCGGAATACTTGCGCGCTGGTGACCTGGCCCACCAGGTCGGAAATAGGCGTCTGCATTCCGCCATCGGAGTCCGCGGTCATCAGCACCGACCGGACGAACTCCGTTTCGCCTTTATCGCCCTTGCCCGGCTGAATTGAGTAATCCGCCTCGCGGATAGGCAGGGTCAGCACCATTTCCACGGCTGAGCAGATGCCGTCCCGCTTGAACATGGCTTTCATGTCGCGGGCGGTCCATTCGCCATAATCGAATACGTCGCCCTGGCCGTAGTAGGCGAAGAACCGCTGGCCGATGTCGAACTGGGTGCCCAGCTCCTGCCCGAGCAGCTGGCGACGCTGCTTGGGCTTCAGGTCAGGGAGCGCGACCAGCTTGGCGGCGTCCTGGGGCACAGCACCCCTCCCACGCGGAGCGGACCCCGCGGGGACATGGGGTTACCGGGCCAGCGTAGCGCGCCGGAAGCCCCGGCCACAGGGACCGGGGCTTCCGGGGCGATCTGGCTAGTTGGCGCTCCACATGTACGGGGACGGGTTGCCCGGCCCGAAGTTGGTGAGCCGGTGGACGGTGACCTGCCCGTTGCCCGAGGTCGGGCCACGCAGGAACCAGTGCCCCAGGCTGGTCGGCGCGTGTGCGACCAGCGCGGCGAAGGCGTAGTCGTAGCTCGGCGCGCTGATGCCCGGCAGGCTCTCGTAGTGGGCGATGAACAGCTGACGCCTGCTGGTGCTGCACGACCGCAGCACGCCGACGTTCGCCGTGGTGATCTGCAGGCAGTAGCCGGTGTCGAAGCCGAAGCTGTCGAGCTGGAGCTGGTAGATCTCATCCCCGCCGTACAGGCTGAAGTCGTGCTGGTTGAGCCCGAAGATCGTCGTCTCGCTGCCCGGGTAAGGCACCTCGCCCGCGAACTCGGGCACCCAGTCCTGCGACCCGTCGAGCAGGTCGTTGTTCGGGTTCATGCTGACCACGGCGTTGTTGAGGAACGGGAAGGCTGACACGTCCGCGGTCATGCCCGCGTCGTCGGCCGGGTTGAAGTCCTCGCTGGACGGCTGGGCCACCGCATCCACGGGAGTGAGGCAGTCGCTGTCCTCGGCGCTGCAGGCGTTCGTCGGCACGTGCGGCCCGGCGCTGGCCGCGGTGACCCCGAGCAGCGGCAGGCAGCAGGCAGCGGCAAGCACCGCAGCCCTGAAGAATCGGTTCATGGGTTCCCCTCCGTCAGGGAGATCTCGCGGGGAATCCCGCTGGCCCCCCGCTTTCGGCGGCTATCCTGCCAGCCGCCGTGCCGCACGGCCAGTGCGTGACAGGAAGTCACCGCCAGCCCTTGACATTCCCCCGGCCTCCCTCGTGCTCGGGCACGTAGTGACCGCTGGCCGGGGCGAACTCGTCCAGATCCCAGCCCTCGCCGCGGTAGGCCCCGCCGTGCGCCTCAGCCAGGCGGCGCTGCAGCCGGGAGTAGGCGGGCATGCCCGCGGCTTCCAGCTCCTGGCTGGCCGCCCACTTGCGCGGCCCGTGCGGCCCGGCCGGGCCGAACTGCCGCATCAGGAACGGGGACAGCGCCCAGACCAGGCTGTCAAGGCGGTCCGGGCTGCGCTCGCCCTGCGCGCCCGTGAACGTCGCCATCTGGTCCTCCAGCTCGGGCATGCCCGTGTCGGGCACCAGGTGCCCTTGCACCTTGCGGGCGATGTGGCAGTGCCGGACCAGCCCGCCGCGCGCCTCATACTGCGCGGACACCGGCTCGGCCCTGGTCCGCTTGGCGTGGCTGGCGTGAATCATCCGGTACCGGCACGTGACATTCATCTGCCGGATCACCTCGGCAAACGTGGCCTTCAGCCAGTTGCCGCCGTGGTTCTTCTCGATAATCAGCTCGACCGGCGTGCCCGGGAACTGGCGCTCCAGCGCGAGCGCGCGGCGGATCACCCGCTGCGCAAACGGCACCGGGGCCTCCTGCCCGCCCCAGTTCTCCATGACCCACAGCGGCCAGGGATCTTCGGGCATGCCCAGGCCCGCCACGGTGTACGCCTGCTCGTCGGACGTCTCGCCGCCGTCCGAGGGGTCCACGCCGATCTTGATCATCCGCAGCTGGGACGGCCAGTAGTCGATGCGGATCGAGTCGAGCAGATCCCGGGTCCACAGCGCGTTGGCGACGTCATCGAGCAGGTCGCCCTCCAGCTCCTGCCGCTCCAGCCGGGTGCCCTGCGCCGCGCCGACCACCGCGCGCAGGAACTCGGGTGACAGGTTGGCCGCGTTGTCCACGGTGCGCAGGCGGCGGACGACCACCCCGCCCTCGCCGGGGTCGTTGCGGATCAGCGCCCGGACCAGCTTGCGCGCCGGGCGGGATGCCTTAGGCGTCCCGGTGGCGATGATCTTGGAGATCCCGTCGCGGACCGCGTACCGCAGCGACTCGTTCCAGGTCACCTCCCACTTCTCCCACAATCCCACCTCGTCACACCAGGCACCCTTTAGATTTCGTCCTTGTATTCGAAGGCCGCCCTCGGCAGCTGAGTCGGCGTAGATCACGATGCCGTTGTGCAGGATCACCTGGCCGTAGGTGCGCCAGGCGTGCTTGACGGTCTTGGACCGGTGGTCGCGGATCTCGGCCATCGAGGTGCCGAGCGCCTTCAGCAGCCCGGACTTGCCCTCGACGCACTTCGTCCAGGCGTCGGCGTAGGTCGGCGCGACGATGCCGTACTCGCCCTCGCCATCGGTGTCATCGAGCACCCAGTCGGCCAGGCCCTGCGCGCCCGCGCGGGTCTTGCCGGACCCCCGGCCGCCCTGGAAGTAGATCACCCGCCAGGCGTCCGCGACGGGGGGCAGGAGCTGCTCCGGGCGGGCCTTGCGGCCCTGCCGGTCGCCCAGCCGCCACACCAGCCGCGGGTCATCGGACTCGCCCTTGTAGCCCTCGGCCACCTGCCGCATGGCCTGCTGGAAGCTCACGCCGTGGCCTTCACCAGCTCCCGCCGCAGCACCTGGCGGGCCTGCTCCTGCTCGACCAGCGGGAGCCCCGTCGCGGTCAGCGCCATCCGCAGCGCGGTGTCTACCTGCTTGGCCTGCTCGGCGGTGATCCGGGCCAGCGCCGCCTCGATCCCGGCCCGCTGGATCTGCAGCAAGATCGCCGCCAGCCGCTCCTGCGCCCGCTCGTACAGCAGCACCTCGGCGCGGATCTGCTCCCCGACCCGTGCCGACCCGGCCCGGATGTCGTTGCGCTTCAGCAGGTAGACCGTGATCTCCCGCATGATGTCTTTCCACTCGGCCATTTCCCGCGCGAGCTGCAGCAGCTCTTCAAGCGGGTTGCCGAGCTGCCGCGGCCTCAGCAGCCGGTCCCCGTGCTCGCCCATGATCTCGGTGAGCCGGTCGCTGACCCGGCCCTGCACCACGTTCATCGAGGCTTGCTTGGACTTCACGCTGCCCAGGTTCGCGCCGTGGTTCTTGCAGGCCGGGGGACTGGTGCCCTTCACCGCCACCTGGCGGCAGGCGTCATCCTGGCCGAAGTGGCGGCGGCAGCGCTGGTGCCCGGAGACGTCCTCAGCCTCTTCGAGCAGGTCATCCGGCACGTGCTGCAGGCAGAACTCCAGCCCGTCGATCTCGTGGATGCGGCACCCGGCAGGCCAGGCGCACAGGTTCGGGCCTTCCCCCGGCTGAACGATGCGCATGCTGCCTCCCGGGAAGGGAAGCACCCCGGCACATGGTCCCCGCTGTGTGCCAGCACCGGGGTGCTGCCCCGATCTGCGTCACCCCTGCGGGGGTGCCTGCTCGGCCACCATCTGGGCCACCTGGTCGGAGGCGGCCTGGCGCATCGCGGCCGGGGCGAACCGGCCGACATCCCCGATCGCGGCCTCGGCAATGGCCAGGATGCGCTGCAGCGCGAAGTCCTTGTCGTCGGCGCTGGCGTCGGCGCTGGTGGCATCCTGGGCAATGGTGAACATGCGCTCGAACACCGCCGCTGCCCTGGCCGCGCCCGCCGCCGCGGTGTGCGGCAGGACCGGGTTCTCGTTGCTGGTCGCGGTGTCGGACGGCTCCTGGCTGGGGGCCGGTCCCGGCCACGGCACGGGCGGCTCCGGCGCGGGCGGCGTTTCCGGTGGCCCGCTGCCGTCATCGGGGGCAGGGGCGGGCTCGGGCGCGGGCTGGCCCGGTGGGATGTCAGGGACAGGCGGGCTCGGCTCGGCTACCGGGGGCGGCATCGGGACCGGGACGTCAGGCTCAGGAGGTGATTCGGGTGGCTCAGGCTCGGGCTCAGGCTGAGGCGCGGGCGGCTCAGGCTCTGCGGGTGGTGGCTGAGGCTCAGGCTCAGGTGCAGGAGCTGGCTCAGGCGATGGGGGCTCAGGCTCTGGCGCTGGCTCTGGCGCGGGCGGCTCTGGCGTCGGCTCCGGTGCGGGAGGCTCTGGAACAGGCTCTGGAGCAGGTGGCTGCCCGGGATCGGGAGGCGTAGATGGATCAGGTTCCGGTGGTGGCGGTGCATCTGGAGGACTCGGCTCCGGGGCCGGGGGCTCCGGCACAGGATCAGGTGCAGGAGCTGGCTGATCTGGCGCGGGCTCTGGAGCCGGTGGCTCAGGAGCTGGGGGCTCGGGTGCAGGCCCTGGCGCTGGCTCTGGAGCAGGTGGCTGGTCCGGCGCTGGCGTATCAGGCAGCGGTTCTGGGGCGGGTGCTGGCTCGGGCGGGGCAGGGCTATCTGGCGGGGGCTGGCCGTCAGTCGGCGCTGGCTGATCAGGAGCAGTTCCCGGGTCCGCGGGGCCTGTGGCAGATCCTGGGTCCGCACCCGGGCCACTATCAGGAGCTGATCCACCGTCTGCAGGCGGCTGATCCGGTGGAGACGTCGCGTCAGGTGGCGCTGGCGCATCTGGCGCGGGCGCAGGTTCCGCTGGCTGATCAGGTGCAGGGGTGGTATCAACAGGCGCGTCAGGAGCTGGCGGCTCAGGAGCTGGCGAATCTGGCCCGGCAGTCGGCGCGTCAGTCGGCGGCGCGGGCTGCTCGGGCACCGGGAGCGGCTGGTCTGGGGGCGGCCCAGCGTCACCAGTGGGAGGCGGCGCTGGCACGTCAGGCGCAGGCGCATCCGGGGCCGGTGGCGCATCCGGGGCGGGCACGTCAGGAGCCGGGACGTCAGGCGCGGGCTCAGGAGCTGGTGCGGGCTCGGCCGGGACATCAGGCGCGGGCGGCACGGCGTCCGTAGGCACATCCGGCTGCGGCACTTCCGAGCCGGGCGGGGTGAGATCGGGCGGCAGCTGGCCGGGCGAGGGCAGCGGCAGCGACGAGGCGTCCGGGGGCTGGGTGCCGGAGTCCGGGGCAGCGGACGGGTCGGGCACGGTCGGGTCGGGCTCGGTCATGACTGCTCCCCGGGAGCTGGCTTGCTGCGGGCATGTTACAGGATGGTCAGCGGGGAGTCAGCGGGGAGCAATGTACTTACAGGGGCACGTGCCCGTTTTCAGGTGAGGGCCGGGGCCGTGAGGGGGGGAGTCACGGTGATCCCGGCCCCCGGGGGCGAGGTGGGCTACCGGGTGGGAGCCGCATCGCACGGCCAGGCTACGCCCTGTGATGCGTGCTGCGGTAGCGGCTGGCCAGATAGGCGTCCCAGGCCCGGGAGACGCCCTCGAACGACCGCTCGGCGGCCAGCTCGGACAGCCGCCAGGCGGCGAGGCCGAGGCCGCCGAGGAATAGCAGGCCCGTAATTACGATGATCGCGGTCAGCAGCGCGCACCGGCCAGGGCCGGAGCCCGGGGGCCAGCCCAGTGACAGCCCTGGCCAGCGCGCTGTACTGACACTAACAACCGTCCGAGGACCAGGGCGCGGAGCCCTGGCTGGCATAGAGCTGCTCGAAGGCAGCCCGCTGGACTGAGGGGCTCGCGTCCTGCGGGGAGCCGGAGTAGCCGAGGCTCTGCCAGGTCGAGGGCAGGAACTGGTACAGGCCACCGGCACCGGAGGACGGGTTGACGGCTGCGGGATTGCCACCGGACTCGCGGGCGATCACGCACGCCTCGAAGCCGGAGGCGGCGTAGCTGACCGGCGCGGGCAGCTGGCTGCTAGCCGGGGCAGGATTAGCAGGCGGGGGCGGGGGCGGGGGCGGGATCGCGGCCATGGCGCGGGCGGCGGTGGCCGGGCTGGGCCTGCGGCAGTCGAGCCGGATGATGGCACGGCGGGGCAGCGCGCTGGGGTTGCGGGGCAGGCGGCCGAGGTTGGCCCGCCACAGGGACGGCCAGTCGGCCGCGTCGTGGCAGTAGCGCGCGGCAAGGGCCGAGAGCGAGTCGCCGGGGCGGGGGCGGGCGCTGGCCGCCGCGGTGACCGGGGCGGGCGCGGAGCGCGCGGCAGCAGCGAGGTGCGCTCGCCGGATGGCCACCGCGGCGTCAGCGGGGCCTGGGGGAGGTGCCGCTATCTGGAGGACCGGGGGGCGGGCGGGCACCGGGCGCAGGTGAGCAGGGGGGAGGGGGGCGGCCGAGGCGGCGGTGAGCTGCCAGGCCAGGGCGGTGATCACGATCGCGGCAGCGGCGGGGAACGCGCGGCGCAGGGGGCCGGGCACGGGCTATCCTCCGAGACGGAGCGAGTGCGCACGGCCTGGAGCCTGGCAGCAGCAGGGCGTGATGCACCTGTCCCCGGCAACCTAACGCAGGCCGCAGGGCTGCGCGGGGAGTTGCCGTGAAGTCGCAGGCCAGCGGAGGGGCTATCCCGCTGGCCTGCGGCGCGGCATGACAGGGGCAGCGGCACGCGGGAGAGGCGCAGTCGCGGCAGCGGCCGAGGGCGCAGTAGCCGGAGATCAATGCCCGTCCAGCAGCACCGGGCCGGGGGGCATGCCGGTGGCGGGCAGGATGCCCGAGGCCCGGTTGTCGATCGCGGCCAGGTGGGTCCAGCACAGCGGCAGGGCCGCGCCCAGCTGCGGCACCAGTCCCCAGGCCACCGCGAGAGCCGGGGGCTCGGGCAGGGCGAGCGGCCAGGCGCGGGTGCCATCACCGCGCACCTCGTGGCTGGTGACCTCGGGGCCGATGTCCTTCATGGCGGCGAACTTGGCCAGCCCGGCGCACAGCGCGCAGAACAGGGCTCCGGGGGGAGCAGGGGCAGGGCCGTCGAGGCGGGCAAATCCGGGCACAGGGGCTCCAGCGGGCTAGTCGGGCAGCGCGAGGGCGAGGGCCAGCAGCAGGCCGCCACCGCACAACAGGGCTGAGGGCAGGGGGAAGCCGAGGGCGTAGCAGATGATGCCAGCGGCCAGGAGCACGCCGGAGGCCCGCGCGATCACGGCACGGGGAAACACGGGGGCACCTCGGTCCTAGCGGGGACCGGGGGACAGCCTAGCCGGTCCCGTCGTGGAAGAACTCATCCTCGCGGGGGATGGCGGGCGGAACGGTGCCAGTGCGGAGGGGGCTAGTGGGAGGTAGCCCGATCGCAGCGGCGGGCAAACCCTCCGGCAGCTCGCGCTCGATCGCGCAGAGCACGCAGCCAGCCTGCGAGGCTGGCCAGTGCGCATGCCCCCAGATCGCCACCTCATGGCCGATCACATCGAGCGAGCTGCCGAGGGCTGCCCTCCGGGGATGGCCACCCTCTCGCAGAAGGCCCCCATCCTCAGCGATGGGCTCGGGCCTGGCAGCAGGAGGGCCAGCGTACTGCGCAACAGCACGCTGGCCAGGCTGCTGAGCTGCGAGTATGCGCGCATATGCGACATATAGCTCATCTGCGCATATGTGCCTCAAATAGAGCCTATATAGCACATTCGTATATACAGGCCACATATAGCTCATTATGAACAGGCTGCTCAGAACGCTTATATACGCAGTCCAGTTCACACAAGCCTCATATATGCGCCCTATATAGGCGCTTTGCCTAGATTCGCCCTATTATGCGCGATTATTCGCCCTCTTCCAGGGTCGCGCCGTCCGCGAGCGCGTCCATATGCGCGGGCGTGAGGATGTGCCCGCCGTAGAAAGCCCGCGCTGTGAGCCCGTCACCTGCAGGAACGCCATCCTGCGGCGCTGGGAGCGTCCCCAGCTCGTCGGCGGTGTCCGCCTCGTCCTCGGCATCCCCGAGGGCCTCCAGCAGCCGCGTGATGGGCTCCAGGCGCGCATCCTGGGCGTTTTGCCAGGCCAGCACCGCATCCAGCTTGCTCTCGACCCGGCCGATCGCGGCGAACATGGCCGGGATCGCGGCCTGGTCGAATGTCTCCGGCAGGGTGCGCTCAGCAGGCTCCTGAGCTGCAGGAACGCCACGGGGCTCCGCACCATGAGGACCATCAGCAGGCCGGTCGCGCTGCTGGTAGGCCGAAGCGGCCAGGTAGAGCGCGTGACCAGCCGCATTCTTGTCGTATCCGCCCAGCTCAGACCACATTTTGTCGATCTCGGCGTTGACCTTCTCGATGGTCGAGTACCGCGGGCGCGTGCCCTTGGCCTCGAACCACATGGCCGCCACCGTCCCCACCGGCCCCGGCATCCTGTGTTTTGCCTGGTCATCGAGCCAGGCGCTGTACGTTGTCACACCCTTCTCCCTGTCCTGAGGGTCCGCGCGGAGCGCGAACATCACCTGCGCAAACGTGCGCCTTCTCCTGCTCCTTCACCATGCATCTTACCTGCCCCATCATCCTAAATCTTCGCAAATCCTCTCCCTCTCCATGGTGCGCAGTTTGCGCAGTTTCTGAGGAACATTCTCTCCCTATACTTACCCCTTCCCTCGCATGCGGGACTCTTACTCTGAAACTGCGCAAAGTGAGCAACTAGTAGGTACAAGCGCACAGAGTGCGCAGTTTGTGAGGAACATTCCATCCTCTGAGATTCTCGTAGATCCCAGATCTTCGCAAATCTTCGCAGATTCACAGCTCACTCTCCACCCATGGCTGCAGCTCCACGCCTTCATACCATCGCCTGTTTTCGACCGGTTGCACACCCGGATACCGCGAGAATTGCTGCTTAAACTCCATCTTCGGCAGCCTCGCGCCGCTGCGCTGGGTGTACCACTCGTAGGCTTGCCACACGCGGTGCATGCCCGCCCGTGCCGGTCCCTGGCCGTTCACGCTGGCACCCCGGATGATGCAGCAGTCCTTGACGAAGCTGTCAACAGTGTTCTGCTCGGCAGCGTACTCAGCCGACGCCGCGATCACCTCCGGTGGCGGCTGCAGCCCTTCGGCCATGACCTGCTGGTAGCCCCAGACCAGCAGGGCCAGCACCCCTTCAGCCTCTTCCGCGGCAATCTTGTCGTCTATGTCGAGCATGCGCTCCCACTCCGGCAGGGACGCGCCCATGGGCACGACCAGCATCCGGCGCTGCAGCGCCTCGTCCGGGTTGGCCAGGCTGGCCATTTCGTTGGTCGCCAGCAGGATCAGCCAGACCACCTTCGAGCGGAGCTGCTCCTTGCTGTAGTGCCTGTCGATCGCCACTACCTTTTCGCCGGTCAATCTCTTCAGCTGGGCTTCGTCCAAGATCAGGTGCCCGGACGCCTCGGTGATGGCCACCAGCCTGCGCCCCCGGATCGAGTTCTCGACCCGGGCGTTCCTGCCGAACCGCTGCACGGTGATCAGCTGGGTCGAGGACTCGTGGGCCAGCTCGCCCATCACCTTGACCGCGACGTTGAGCAGCGCGCTCTTGCCGCTGGCGGTCGGCCCGCGCAAGAAAGCGAT